TCCAGTAGAAGACTCTCCAGCAATAGCAGTAATCTTATTCCCAGATACACCACCAAATATGCTACCTGAAACCAGTGCATTAAAAATGTACGAACCTGTATCGACAAATGTCTCAGTCTCGTCAATATCTGCTGCGAGTTGGGTGTACTCATCACCAATTTCTTTTACAATTTCTTTCAGAAAGTCCATTAGGCAACCATCCCGTATTGTTCACGAAGAATTTTTTTATAAGGCAGGTCCTGCTCTCGCAGTTCCTTTACAAGTTTAAGTTTTTGATACAAAGCAGTATTCCCACCAAGAGCCATTGCTTTCAGAATGGTATTAAGTTCGTTATCGTTAATAGGCAGATCCATCAGATAAAAAATGACTCCAAGGTAATTGTTTTTTTGTGTGACCACCCAATAGACTCTAGGATGATCTTTAGAGGTTCCAAAAATGATTTGTCAAACTGCAAATCATAATCAATGTAATCATTCAGTCCTAACTCTACAGGAAACTCCGAAATGAAGGAGATGACGTTCTCCCCGATGGGATTGGGTTTCTTGAGATAACAGAACTTGATCTTTTCCCCGTTCTGTATGACGGGATATTTATGGTCAATCTTTCGTTCTTTAATGTAGTGGTTATAGAGCACAGATCCTCTAGAGTGAATCGGCGTACCTTTAGCGTAGATAGTTTCTCTTGATTTGTACTTGTCTACGTTGCTAACACTACGGGGAAACGAAATTTCTTCTGGACCAAGTTTTTTAAAGTCCTTCCGCCATTGATCGATGAAGGCAATAATGTCATCCTCAGTTTGGGTGAGAATGATTTTGATACCTTCCTTAATTTTAGCACGACAAACTGCTGGTGTCGAGGACTTGACTGCCTCAATACCCATCATCTTTAGTTTGGGCGTTTTATAAGCAACACCCTCACTGTTCCAAACATTAAGGATGTATCGCTTCTTGCCAGTCCAAATGCCACGGTCAGCAATGTTTTCACGCTTCATGAACATCTTCTGTTCATAGGCGTTTAGGTATGATGCCAATTCTTCGTAGCAACGATCAATATATTTTTCAAGTTCCACTTGACACACCTTGTCAAGGAAACCAATGATGCTCTCATTAGTTTTCTCTCGCTTTTCGTATACACGGTCAACCAAAGGACCCATGTTAAGATAAACAGAGTCAGTGTCAACAGCAATAACATAATCATCATCAGTCTTGAGCAACTTATTTAGATACTCGTTGATTTTGTTTTCAATCCAACGGATCGAAACTTGACCAGACAAAGTGATTGCTTCGGCGTTTGCCAACTTGTAGTATCTAAAATACTGATTACCAATAGCGCCATAAGCAGAGTTTAGTTGAATCTTTCTCGCCATCTGCATGTTATTGCACCGAGAAATCTCCTTCTTCAGATCCTCTGATGGATTGTCTTCATACTTCTGCTTTGCCTCAAGCATCTTGTTTTTGTAGATCACACGATCACTGTAGATTTTGTCCATGAGTTCTGGCAAAAATCCACGCTTATTTTTACTGTACATTGCACCGTTGGCACACACAGCAAACTCAGAATCTATCTCAAGTTCTTTTTTAAGGATTCGATCAACACTCGCATTTGGGTATCTGTTTTCCTGCAGTGTCTCTGGTGAGATATTGTACTGCATAATGAGGTGAGGATAGAGACTGTTAAGGTCAAAATTAACAACCCAATCATACTTTCCAGGAATCGGTTCCTTGACGTATGCTCCCGCATATTTTTCATCTTTAGTAGAGGTAACCTTAGGAGGAATAACGATGTTTCTCTTTTTCAGATAGTTATAAATGATAGTATCCCACATGCGAACTTGAGAAAATACATCCCCAAAGTTCACCTTGGCATCATATGCAAGCGTGATTGCAAGTTCGATGAGTTTCATCTTGTCTTCCAGACGGTCAACAATCTCAACGTCAACGATGTTGTAATCTACAAACTTCTCCCAACCATTGCGGTAAAAGTCTTTAAAGGTATCAAACTCAGAGTGATCTAGTTTTCTCTGATCAAGTTCCACAAAAGCGATGTGGTCTAGACGATAACTCTCTTGGTTAGTATAGGTGAATTTTTTATACAGGTCAAGATAGTCAAGAGAAGTTACACCACCGATGTCATAAGTAATGTGCTCGCGCCCCATGATAGTGACTTTATCTTCGGTCACTAGTCCCCATGGAGATATGCGCTTCATCAACTTCTCACCCAGAACCCTCTCTAGGCGACGAACAACATAAGGAATATCGTACAGGTTGCTATTCCAACCAGTAATAACTTCGGGAGTATTCTCCTCAATCATCCACCAGTTGATGAAATCATTCAGGAGATCATACTCGTTGTTAAATTCCTTATAGAAGTGGTTCTCTTTTTTAATCTTATATGGACCCTTACCCCAAGTGATGATCTCCTTGGTGGTGTAATCCTGTAGCGTAATCAACAGAATCTCTTCTGCTGCAGAATGCACATCAGGAAATCCATACTCGGATTCTACCTCAATGTCAATCGTAACCAGTTTGATTTTGTTGATGTCAAACTTAATCTCATCTTCGGTGTAATTGTCCGAGATATACTGGTAGATGAACTTTTCATTCCCATAGATGGGAAAGTTCTCAACCTCTGCATACTGCTGCATGAAGTTTCTACAGTCCTTTACCCCACCAGGTTTGATGGGTTCAACGTAGTTACCTTCCAGAGTCTTGTAGTATGTCTCTTTTTTGGACGGTACAAAAAGAGTTGGTTGGTATTTTTCTCGCACCATGAAGTGACGACCATCGTCGTAACCACGAACAAGAAACTGATTACCAACCATTTGAACGTTGGTGTAAAACTTCATTCAGCAGTCAGTTCTTGGAATTTCTGGATCAGTTCTTTGGTCGGTTCGACAATAGTCAAGATGCTGTCGGAGTGAATTACTGCGGTTCTCTGACTAGTAAATTCAGGCCACGGTTGCAGTACATTCCACTTGCCGTCTACGTTCTGCGTCAAGGTAAACGGATTCGTTAGTTTGCAATCAGGTTCACCAAGTTCAGAACCAATATCTTCAATACTGGCAACCAAAACGATTCCCAACTTCAACATCAAAATTTTGATCATAACAAGGATAGGTTCTTGTCCTTTAAGTGTACCACATACTGCCTGAGTTTGTCAATATACCCGCCTGCTCGCAGTCTCTTAAATACAAGGTTTTCGATGCCGTATTCTCCGCCCCTTTGGAGACCAGACTCACGGTAACGACCCAGTTTTTTAATTAATTCTTTAATTACATTCTCATCGTTAGTGGTCTGCAAGACATTTTCAATACGATGGATGTAATCCTTTACCTTCTTATCTACTGCTTCAGAATCAATCTCACCCGTTGGAGTGGTTGGTTCTTGAATCCATTGATTTTTCATCACAGAATATACACCCTGATATTTCTTTCTAGGAGTACCAGGAGTTTCAATATAAGGTTCTACGGGTGTTCCGTAAATTGTAATATTATGAGTTAAAGTCCAGAGGTGTTTTTTATCTTTAAAATAATCGGAAATTATACTTTCATCGCAATCTGGTATTCTATCAGTATCTACAACAATGTGCAGATCAAGATCTGAATTACTGGTATAGTTATATCCTGCGTTGCCGCCTACTAAAATTACGTCCACTACCGCCTCTGGACTTATCTCAGTGAAGTCAATGAAGGCATCAGCAATTCTTAGAAGTTGAAGTCTCACAATAGACTTCAATTTTTTCTCATGCCAAAATGTCTCATTTAGATCAGGTTGATAAAAATGAGATACCGATTGCTCTAAGAATTTTTGAAGATTCTTCATGTGCTTCATACAGAAAAAGGAGAGAGTATATACTCACTCCTTCTATATTTATGCAATTTCGTATACTTTACGCATTTGATGTTCTGGTATAACTCGATTTAGTTCAATTGTAAGCATTCCATTCTCAAATGAAACTGCTCCAACAACCACATCATCAGATAGTGTCCAACTGCGACTGAAAGCACGCTTTGCTACACCACGATGTACATACTCTACTTCGCTTTCTTCTACTTTCTTGGATTCTATATGAAGTTTGTTCCATTCCGTAGAAACTTCAATGTCTTCCTTACCATAACCTGCTAGAGCAATCTCTAGTCTAAACTTAGTTGCAGTTTCTTTAACAAGGTTGAAGGGAGGATAATTTGTTTGAGATTCGTGTGCTGTCTCAAACCTTCTAAACCATTCATCCATTCCAATACTATTTCTCTGAATGTCTCTCAGATAGCGTTTGGTTTCGGGCACACTGAGTGTGAAAACATTTGCGTCGGTAAACATAGTGACCTCTAAAGCGTCTGTTAATTTTGGACCCTTACGGCATCCACTACTAATTATAATAGAACGCATTAAAAAGGGGGTGTGGATCCCCCTACATAATCATTCGGTTTGTACTACTTTCTTCTTTCCGATGTTATATTTGCTTTCTAGAATCCAATCATTCTTGTCCTTGTAAGACAAAACTTTAATTTGATTCAGAGGTGCAATATCAGAAATAGAACTTGCGTCCTGAAGTTGAATAAGTCCCCAATCAGCAATTAGTTGTGTAATTCTATTTCTACGCTGAACATCATTGACAGTAAGATTTACTTTCTTACCATCTAGAGCAAATAGTTCTTTAAAATGTACGATATAGTATCTACCCTGCTTATGCAGGATATGGCAGGATTGGTATAGTTTCTTTTCTTTGCGAGAAGCGACTCCAATGCGAGTCAGAGTTTCTCTCACTTTAAGGAAGTCATCTGGTTCACTCAGAATGACTTCAACCATCATATCCTGACTCCAATTAATCTCAGGTTCATTCACGACGCTCATGTTTTGCCTCCACGGTCAAGTCTTGATCTAATAAATGCAATTTGCTCAGAATTCAAAATGCTCAAGACCTCTCGTGCTTTTTCATTACTATAACCATAGTAAGACTTTACAACGTCAAGATCTTCAAGTTTTTCTTTTTTGAGCCAGGGATTAAAACGTTTCCGTTTTCTCAAAGTATTTAGCAAAAAATAATACTGTAAATCAGAATCAAGATTGGGATTCAGATTCATCTCATTAGCAAACATAATTGCATCAAGATCGCCAGACAAACAGCGGTTGACAATGTATGCAGGGTATTCTTTAGCAGAGGCACCCTCTTCAAACAGATCATTTTTTTGATGGTTGATGCTGTTCAACCAGTCTTTTAGTTGGTACGTCATTCCAGTGCCTAATCACTCCACTAATAATAAAAAGGTTGGTAGCCAAGTAAGAAACAAAAATAAGGGTGCGTATGCCAGCAACAGTATCTGCTTCTCTGTCATTTCGTCCATCTTTCTGCCCCAGTGCTTTTGCCCAGATTCTCCACATTATCTAATGATCTCCAAATCAACACCAGGTGACCAGATTTCAAGTTCAGACCTCAGTCTTCCTTCAGTCTTCAACTTGTCATACCTCTTAGTTGCTTTCTTGACCCACCACTCAATCGCTTGATCAGCGGTGTGACGAAAATCTCCAAGATAGTATCGTTTCTTTTCTGTAAGTGATTTAGCATGGTCAATACAATCATTGAACTGCTTAAGTTTGTCACTATCAGTCAAAGAGTTCCTAATGATGGAGATCATCTTGGTTTGAATCTTTAACTTCTTTGATGACTTGTCTGCAGCAATCAATCGTTCACCTTGATTGGCATTATCATTAAACCACCAGAAAAGGTCTCTAAAGTACTCGTCGTGGAACAAAGGTAGAAAGTTACTCTCAGTGTCTCCAATGTGCCTTAGAAGCGGTTTTAGACCGTCGTACATGGACACTCCTTTAGTAGTTCCATATAGTGATGTAGTTTCAAAGTACTTGAGATCTGTTCCATACTTCTCATCAAACTGATGCTTCAGTTCTTGAGAGCAGGCAAGAAGAGCAAGAAGTTTACCGCCCAGATAGTTGTAACCAAAAGGTTGAACTGGAACAATGTTGAAACCCATCACAAACTCTTTGTTGATTTGCGATAGAGGTAAGATTTCCCCAAAGTAATCATTCCTAGGTTTAGAATTGATTGTTGGAGATCCAAACCTGACTACACCTAGGATAGTCTTTGTGGTTTCTTCTTCTACGATCCACTTAAGAGTGCGACCAGGAATCGCCTCTTCAACTGCATTTGATGCTGTGAGATTAAGAGTATCAGAATATAAATTCTGATTGTACCTGGATGTAGTCTTAGGATTAGTATCAACTGTATGAATACGAATCTTAAAGTCTTCAGGTCTCATGGAGAAGTTACTAAACATCTCCGTCTCTGCACCAAACAAAACACCAGGACGTTTTGAGACACGACTCTTCTTCACATGACGAAGATAATCATCAATCCGATTGAATCCAGAGTAATAGTCAATGAATTTATCTGCTGCCAAGACAGCATTATCAGGTGTCAGTTTGGTTTCTTTCATTGTATAGTTTCAGGACTTCTTCACGAACGATGTTTTGAATGACTTCAATGGGTTGGAAGTCATGAGTCGGATGAGAAACTAACTTGTCAGTAATAAAAGTCAGATGATCCATAGAGAACTGTGCAAAGATACCAGATTTGTTTTCAGTAAAAATCTCAGTTCTATGCTTCTCCATGGTCTCCTTGGAGATGTATGCACACCTAAAGCGATCCACATTCTTGTCGATCAAAATCAAATGATCGCAATGAATGTCAAAATCATCACAGGTTTTTTCTGCAGAGTGGAATGAAGTGTATCCCATTTTTTTGGTCCTTTTCCCACGGTTTGTTTTGGGGAATAGATCGAACTGAGACTTAATTTCCAGTCCTTCATTATTGGAATTGATTCTTAGATCAACACCAACTTCTTCGTTGCCAACATAACGAAACTGCCCACCAGATGCTTCGGAAATGCCAACCTCAAACAGAAGAGAGGCAAATGCTCTTTCCATGGGTTTGCCACTATCCTTATACCAGTGAACAGTGTTTGCGACCAGTTGCCAATCAACTTTGTCGTTATCAAAAGGAAGATTCATAATCAAAAAATGTAAATGCTGCGCTGTATCTCAAAAAGTTGCACAGTCTGTTTGGAGGATCACCTTTATGTTCAAGATCTGCTTTGAATAGTATACCACTATTCGGAAATGGTGTAAACCCGATGTAATCTCCTTCATCAATTTGAATGCGAAGATCACCACCCCATTCAGCATTCCATGTAGGATTAAAGAAGACCATAAAGGTCCAATCTTTGTCGGTGCCATCTTTATGAAAAGAAGACTCCATGCCATATGCCTGGATGTTGGTGTTTATCCTTCCCAATCTCAATTTTGTTTTGAGCGTATGCTCTGCTATCAGTTTTAGCGATGCTCCAATGTCAATCAAAGAATTAGACCAACCTAGAGTATCGCCTCTGACTTTTTCAATACCAAACCAGTATGGATGGCGGTCATACTCTGTGATACGTTGTCGTTCCTGTTTTACCATCCAACTATTGTTGGAAAGAGAAAACTCATCATATCCCTGCAAAAATAACTTTGGCGGAAGTACTGATGGAAACTGATAAACGTAGTTAGATACTTGTTGATATCTCATTTGAATTGACAGTCAACCATAATCTCAGTTAGTGCGGCAAGGAGATTGATCTCTTGATCAGCGACAAACGCAGATTGATATTGATACTTTGCAATGATCAATACCGCCGCAGGAATTGTGGAGGGAACTAAACTCTGGTGCAGGTTGTCATAGATTTTTCTAAGTAGTTGGTTAGGATCATTGTCTAGGTTAGAAACAATCCACTTACGAACTTCAGTAAAATTCTTTTGCTTCAGGTTCTTAACCAACTCATTGACCTGAACTTCACCAAAAGTTGACAGAATACCAGTATCAATACTACCACTTACAGAGTAGCGTTGGCATTCATTAAGAACACGACGCCAATCTGGGAAGTGATTCTTGATTAGTTCTACCAGTACTTTTGGATCAGATTCAATACCTTCTGCAACCAGGATCTCTTTGAGTCTCCTAAAGAATTTGGCGGCAAGGTCTTGTTTTTCTTCTCCCGTGAAGGCAAAATCGACGACACTACACCTGGAGTGGAGTGGTTGAATGATTTTGTTTTTGTAATTACACGTGAAGATAAATCGGCAGTTTTTATAAAATGCCTCAATATTTGCCCGTAGGAGGAGTTGTACGTCGTGGGTCGTGTTGTCAGCCTCATCAATAATGATGACTTTGTGCTTTGAACCCAGTCCTTGAAGTGAGACGGTCGAAGCAAAGTTCTTTGCTTGGTTCCTAACCGTATCAAGAAATCGTCCTTCATCTGATCCATTGATCACATAAACGTCAACCCCCAGTTCGCTACAAAGTGCTTTTGCAACGGTAGTTTTGCCGATGCCAGGGGGTCCAGACAAAAGCATATTAGGAATCTCTCCCTTAACCAAAAACTCTTGAAAAGTTTTCTTGATTCGTTCTGGGAGAATACATTCTTCAATAGTTTTGGGGCGATATTTTTCGACCCAAATAAAATCATCACGAGAAGACATAAGTCAGTTCAGTTTTTTGAGAGTAAATGATCCATCATTATTGTCAATCCACTCTACATCATCTCCTGGTTCTAGACCAGATTCTTGTAGTAGATCTTCAGGAAATGTGAGGAACAACTCCCCATTTTCATCTTCTTCAACAGGAATAGTCCAAGTCATTCTAAGGGTCTCACAAACTCATTTGAAACAATGTCATTGGCATCAAACATCTCATACATGTAAGTAACACCAGCACGAGGCACTGTATGCTCACCACAGGTAAAGACATCACACACTGCCATACCATTCTCTGGCCAGGTATGAATACTGATATGACTCTCGGCAAGGAGAGCGATAGCAGTCACACCTTGAGGATCAAACTTGTGTGATGAGACATCCAACAATGTACTTTTGCAGAGATGTGCCGCATGAACAAGTACATTGCGGATGTGTGACTCATCATCTAGAAGTTTTTCAGAGCAACCTTTTAGAGTAAAAAGAATGTGTCTCATCCGAATGTAGAATCAGGTTCCAAAGCGATATAGTAGTTAATAGAATCGTTGAAAAACTGAGAAAGAAGTTTCTCGGAAATCACGACGTTGTAAGAACCAGGAAGAATCTTAATATTCTCCATTTTGAAATTGAACTCAAACGTAGCATCAGTCTCGCCAACAACGATTGAATACTCGTTAGATGTGTCGTTTGCTTTGTCACGAACAACTAGACTGATGTTTTCCCCGTCACCAATAGCAGAAAGATCGGGAAGACCATAGACAGCAGACGCTTTCAACAGAGAATTCAACTGCTGACTTTCCAATTGGAAGCAAACATCCTTGCTGGGAAGAGAAAGTTCTTTGTCTGGGGGTGCAACAATCACAGAAGGATCAGCAAAGAAATATTTTGCTTTGAGTTTACCCTCACTGATAGTGACAAAGGAATCATTGTCAAATCCAAGATCAGGATTTCTGTGGAGTTTTACACCATTCAGAAACTGCTTGAGATCATAGATGGCAAAATCCTTAGGGAACTCTTCAGGGACGTTTGCTTCTGCCAAGATATTACGCATGACAGAAATGGTCTTGATCTTAGAACCTTCTTTGATCAGGATCGACTGATTGATAGTCGAAAAGTTCTCAAGAATATTGAGAGTAGAATCAGAAAGTTTCATAAGTTCCATCAGTTTTCTTGTGAAGTCCAGAGAAATGATACAAGAGGATAGCGTAGTGAATGACCTTCAGCAGGTCACTTTTTTCCTGACCCTTCTTGTTAAAGCGAGAAGCATACTTGATGATGTTCGCTTGACAGAAAGCAGGAGCAGTCCCAATGGATTCTAGCAGATCCAAGGTCTGTGTTCTATTTTCCTTACTGGTGTAATGCCCCTGATATGTCTGAGAAATATAATCTCTTACTTCTTGTAAAGTTTCACCTTCTTCATATTTCCAAAGGTGATTTTGCTGTTCACTCATGATTCATAGTAAAGGAATCATATCCATGATACTACAAAAATCTTGGGATGTCAATAGCGGTACTCAGAGATCCTGCCCAAGACCCTGTTCAGGTATTTTTGGACCATATCCTTCTCTCCAGGATATGCACGTTCACTATCTACCTGGTGTTTTAATTTAAGTACATAACAAATCATCTCGTCTTTGTCAATTTGTCCTCTAGGCATAACACAAAAAAACCTTGTCCTTTATATAGAACAAGGTTTACTTTTTAAATTGGGTTGTGTGCGGGAATCATCATACCGCCGCCAAGGTCGTCATCGTCGTCAGCATCATTACTACCAAGGACACTGATTAATATCCACATCCCTAGCATCATAGTTGACAACAACAGCATCACCAGATACCTGGAATGATTTGACCTGTGACTGCATAAGATCCCATAGCAGCGATCACACCGATCATTGCTGCCCAACCATTAATACGTTCTGCTTTTTCGTTCATTGTTTTTGCTCCAAAGTTTTGTTATAAACTATGACTCTACCATTTTCGTGAGTGAATACTAATTCATCATCGTGGCCCCAGCAGAGTTCTTCGTATAGGGCATTCAGTTTCTCCATGTCCTCATAGAGTTGATCTGGATTCGACATTAATACAGATTCTCTTCCTGTCCAGTCTCAATCACACAATCACTTGTGGGATAAGAAACACAAGTTAGAATGAAACCAGCATCAATCTGGTCATCATCAAGGAACGACTGATCCCCCTGGTCTACGGAACCAGAGATGAGTTTTCCCGCGCACGACGAACAAGCGCCTGCGCGACACGAGTAACTGAGGTCAACACCCTGTTCTTCAGCAGCAGCAAGGATGTACTCATCGTCTTCACACTGAATGGTTTGCTCAGTTCCATCGGGGGATCGTAGGACAATGTTAAATGCCATTATTTAGTTTCCTAAAGAATTCCAAAGAATAGTTTACCAGTAATCGCGTAGGATGTCAAGGCAGCGACAAAACCCATCATTGCCCAACGCCCATTCATCTTTTCAGCACGCTCAGCATGGGACTCAAGACCATACTTGAGACGATCTTCATCCGTCATGTACATAGCGGGTTCATTAGCGAACATATTCTGTTGTCCGCGATCATTTGTAGTTACAGTCATAATGTTTGTAAAGAACTGTTACAGTATTATATAGCAAATATAAAGATTTTTGTCAAGAGTTCGTGAGAATACACTGACAAAAAAAGACCCCGAAGGGTCTCAGTTGGTTTTTACGATACTAGAAAAATTCTTAGACTTCTCAAACTTGATAACGTTTTCAAATTTATCATGCAGTTCGGATTTGTGTGATATGACGAAAATGTTAGCGTCCTTTACTACGAACCGAATGATCTTGAGAAACTCTTCCGTCCCAAAACCGTCGAGCGAACTGTCAAAGACTTCATCCATAACCAACAGATTAGTGCTGATTGAGTTTTTGACTCTGGCGACTTCCCGCCATGTAAAAAGGAGGGAGAGGTCTATCCTCATCTTTTCACCCTCAGAGAACGAATCGTAACTAAATTTTTCGTGAACTGGGGAGTGAATAGACTCGTTAAACTCTTCATCTAAACTGAAGTTGATGTAAAAATCCATCAACTGTAGGTAGTGATTAATCTGCTGATTAATGAATGGGAGGTATTTGTGAATGATTTTAGTTTTTACGCCGTCATCCTTAAGGAGTGAGTAGGCGAAATCGTAATAGACGATTTGTTCTTTACGCCTTGAGAGTTCATCTGCCGTGATTTTGAGATTTCTAGTAAACTCTGTTAACTTGTCATACTCAAGATTTCCATTTTCAAGTCGTTCGGTAATAGTTTGAATTTCTGATTCAAGATCTCCGATTTGTCGTTGAATGTGGTTAGTTCTAGTATTGTTTTGAGAAATCTCATGGTTGAGTTTTACAATCTCCTGAGAAAGAGTATTAAATTGACGTTCTCTTTCCTTCTCTGACTTGATGGCGCTCTCCAGGTCTTCATACCCCTTCTTGAGTTCCCCTATCTTATTTTGAACGTCGCTAATCTTATTTAACCTAAAATCATCCTCTAAACTTTGAGTGCATGTTGGGCAAACCGTATTATCTTTAAAAAACTTATGCTCATCCTGAAGCGTAATCGCTTTTTGCCTAATCTGTCCTTTGAAAGTATTCAACTTCTGAATTTTTTCAGATACGTTTAAAAAAACTTTCTGATCCTCTACAAGAGTGTCAACCCGTTTTTGAATATCGGAGTTGTCACTAACATATCCTTCTGCTTCATTTTGAAGTTCGATGATCTTGTTTTTATTAGTTGTGATGTTATCAGAACTAAGTCTCTCCATCTCTGCGATGAAGTTTCTCTGCATCTCCTCCTTTTCTTCGATAGTTTGCTTCTTTAGATTTAATTGCTTAACCTGATCTTTTTGTTCTTTTAGTTTATCTTTAACAATAGCGTTCATATTGGAGAACACCCCAATATCCAAAAGATCCTCAATGACCTCTCTACGGTTCTGTGAGGTGAGTTGCATGAACGGGACGAAAGATGCACTACCCAAGATTACAATCTGCGTAAAAGACTTGTAATTCATCTTCAGAACATTCTGTTCCAACCAAGTCTGCTGATCACGCGAACTAGATTCCTGATCTAGAAGATTACCATCTCGATAGATCTCAAAAATTGCAGGTTTAATTCCCCTGCGAACTTTCCATTCAGTGTTGGAAATCGTAAATTCAATCTCAGTCAAGCAGTCCTTATCATTCGTACTGTTGACCAATTGGGGTTTGTTGATCTTACGAAACGCTTTTCCAAAAAGCGAAAAGGTAAGAGCATCCAAAATACTAGACTTACCAGCGCCATTAGCACCAATAATCAAAGTATTAGAATGCTTATCTAATGGGATGGTCGTAAACTGGTTTCCTGAGGAAAGAAAGTTTTTGTACTTGATGCAGGTAAATTTAATCATCTAGATCGTCAGGTGGAATCACAATGTCATTAGGTGTAATAATAGCGTACTCATATCCTGCCTTCTCACAACTCATTATAGCATTTTTTCCCTCAACTTCCAATACATGCATCTTCTCACCATTCATGTCCTCCAATTGAAGAGCATATCGAACAGCATCATCCATCTCCTCAAACATAAACAGAACCTTCTCCCCTAGGGAGTTCTTAACTGCGTATGCACCTTCATCTTCTTTTCCCTGGAGAGTTAGTATATACATTATCTCAATGAGAGTTCGTTGTGGTATTCGTAATCATATCTATCAGAATCATATCCATACCAACCTGTGGTGATGTATTTAGTTTGTGTTGGAGAAGGAATGCCTCTATGAACGTGAGTCCAATCAGCAGGCCATAAAATCGTTAGACCTTTTTCAGGTTTTACTTTCAATTCCTGATGTAAAAATTCAGTCTCTCCCCCATCAGCGACATCATTTAGATATGTCATGAAGACTAGATGGCGAAATGGGTTTGATCCATCAGCACAGTTTCTTTCTGTGTGCCACTTATGAAATCCTTGATTTGGAAAATATCTTTGGATATTAAACGATTCGTTTATTCTCCATGCGCCGTGATCATTACTTGCCCAGGGAAACTGATTAACATATCCCAGCATGACCAATTCCAGGGCATTTTTGTAGTCAATTATACGAGGATCATTATTCTCTGGATGAATCTGTATGTCCGTAGAATCTTTCCATTCTGGAACATGGCCGCAACCCATTAGACCAGGAAACTGGTGCTCTACATTACTCTCAAAAAAATCAATAACTCCATCACAGACATCATGGTCTATAAAAGACCCCGAAATAAAATTAGGTGACATTACATGCCTCCTGATATGTCTCTCTCAAGATACTTTTTAGAGTTGATTTACTTAGAGAAAATTCCAGTTCATCAACATACTTGTCCAAGATAGACAGTGTATCTTCAAACTCATCAACATTCAACTCAGCGTCAGCAATATTAACTGTCTGGTCAACTATGTTTAGATCTACAAGATCAACTTTATCAAATCCGTCAACAAATTTTTCATACTCTTTATGACTATCTCTCTGTTCAACAATTAACTTGACAATTTTCCCAGCATACTCTTGATACTTAAATGTTTGTCTTGGAGTGTTGTTGTATCTTACAATCTTGTACAACTCATTTGGGTTATTGAGATACTTATGTTCTAGTGTTTCTGTGTCAAAAATAACAAATCCACGTTTGTCATTGACATCACTCCAAAACATTTGATATGGATTTCCTAGATAGAAAATTCTGCCATCATCAGATCTCGTGTGATAGTGACCGCTGAAGACTTTATCAAACTTCTCATAGATCTTAGCATCATGACCATCTTCCATGATATGCCCTCTGTGCGCCCTGAAACCGTTTAATTCAAGGTGACCCATAGCAATCCTACAATCACTCTGTTTGATGGTCTTGTAGGTGCTCTGAGAGTTGTCTGAGTTAATCCAGGGAATGAATAGTGTATTCAGATTTCCAAGTTTAACTTCTTCTGCCTCAGCATAGATTTTGACATTATCATATTCTCTCAACAACAAATCAACAGCGTTGACCTCATTCGTATTTTTGTAGTATGCAGTGTGATTACCAACAATAGTATGGATTGTAATGTTACGTTGTGCTAGGGGATCATAGTAATTATCCTTTGCCCAAGCAAGAGCACCAAAATCAATACCCTTACGACTATCAAAAGTATCACCCATGTCAACAATCGTGGTGATTCCCAGTTTATCGATTACAGGAAAAAAGACTTCTTCATAAAATTTTAAGAAGAAGTCATGATAAATTTTAGAACCTTTTTTAAACCCAAAATGTTGATCACTAATAATGGCAATCTTCATAAATTACTTACCAAATCTATGCTGGACAGAATCTTTGATGGTGTTGTAACTAGAGTAATCACCATGCTCATCAGAGGTGAATACTTCGTCGTATCCTGAACGCTCAATAATTTTTTGTTTAATATCTAGTTGCTTTTTCTCTTTCTGAATTCTTCTCAAGAAAGCATAGTTGATAATCTGCGTAAAATAAGCAAATGGATTTGTAGACTTTGCTGGATCAAAGTTATTGATGTATTGCACACAGTTCTGAATCCCATCACAGATCATGTCATCCTTGAACATGTAGTTGACGAAATTTGGTTTGTATGATAGGTGTGTGGCGATCTTCAAGAAGCACTCACCCAAGTAGTTGTCGATCCTAGGAGGATCCTGATTCAACTCTTTACACTCAGCAACCTTTTTCTTGTACACGATCAGTGCAGTAAGAAACTGTTTGTTGTCAACGTAATGCTCTGAACGCTTTCTTGCCATTACTTTCATTGTCCTTTGGGTTCACACAGTTCATGATCTTATTATAACACACTTTCAAGGGGCTTGACAACTCCTCTGAACTTCAGTAGAATTACTCTGTCAGGGGTAAAGATGAATATTAGCTTTAAAGCTCTTTAGAGTCCTCAGCATCATAGATCTTTTCTAATAACTCTCTAGCAGACTCTACAGAGGATACATAACCCATATCCTTAGTAATATCAGGATTAGATCTACTAGAAGTCTTATTGGATAAAGACTTGGTTGTAAAAGATGAACTATTTAGATACCTTTGATAAGTATCTAGTATTTTACTATCTGTAACTTCAGAGATAGTAATTACTTGAGTCATCTTAATTACAAAGATATCTTCTGTAGTAAATTTCATCCATGGTTCTATTTTGAATCCTACATCTACACCACCAGCATTAATCATTTTCAAACAGATAGGATCTGTAATGACTAATTGTTCTGGGGGATTTTCAGATTCATCCACGTAGATACTACCGAAGATTTCCTCTCCAGTGACTAGTTTAATAGAACCATAGAACTCTAAGTTGTTGTCTTCCATCTATTTTTTGAGATTGATTTTGACAATATCATAATTAAAGTTTTCTTCGTTATAAATTTTTACTCGTTCTATAAGATGATTGAGAGTATAGTTTTTTCTCGACTGATGGGTACAGTCATCAGCAATATCATAAAGAACTGCTTTGGTTTTTGAATTGCTTTTTCTTAGTGCTCTGCCGATTGACTGTAGATTTCGGACTCTAGATTTAGAGGGTGATGCAAAGATCAAATTGTGTAGGTTTTTAATGTTGATTCCAGTTGAAAAAGTTCCGTAAGATGCAATGATAATCGCGTTGTTTTCTTCTTCCGTGATTCTTCTTACTTCTTCTCGTTCCTCAACGTCTACACCACCATGAATGAAGAACACCTTTTGTCCTTCCTGTTGATTATTTATCAAGTCATATAATTGCTGTCCGTGAGCAGCAACCCTACTGTAGAGAATCAAAGTATTTCCCTTCAGATCTAATGCTAGATTTCTAATAAACTTATTCCTTACCTCATGACCGATAAGATACTGAACCTCATCCTCATACGTTTCAAATTTTTGAGGGTGATGCTGTAGTAGTAAAATGCGAATATTTAATTTTGCAAGATGACCTGCTTCCTGCAACTCAGAAGTATTGACAGTCTTGTATGATGGTCCAAACAGTCCCTCTAGCACCCATTTATGAGTCTGTGTGCCATCAAGTGTTCCAGTAAATCCATATCGATACTTAGCATCTGCTAACTTGGTCATGATGCTGATCAACGACTTAGACTTAAAAAGATGCGCCTCGTCACCGATCACTACATCATACTTAGCAAACCACTTACGATCTAGTTTGTAGATAGACTGCCACGTTGTAATAGTGACATCATGATTGGTGTCTTTTTCTTTACCCGAATAGATCTTGTTACAATGCTCCTCGGCATCCCATCCGTAGTCTTCAAAGTCCTTGTACATCTGCTCAACAAGAGATGTAGTGGGGACAACCAGTAGAACCCTTCTACCTTTCTCCACATGATATCTTGTGACAGAGTAAATCATCATTGACTTACCACTACCAGTTGGTGATACAATCAATCTACGGTTGCTCTTTAGTGCATCATAGACACCATCAACCTGATATTCTCTTGGACTATACTTAGAAATACTTTTAATATATTCTTCCACACCTTCCCTAGATACGATCTCAGTCTCTTCGTAGGGTAGTCCGTAATACTTGTTCTCGACGAATTCAAACTTATAATTATGATTTTTGCAGAAATATACTAACTTGTCGATTAGTCCAGCGTATATTTCTCCAGTCTGAACATTAAATAACCTGATCTTTCCATCCCAATACTTATTTCTATACTGAGGCATAAATTTAGCCCCAGGTACATCAAAAGTAAATTGATCAGATAGTTCGTAGTAGACGTGAGGTTCTGCTTCAACCTTTAGGAATACTTCGTTTTTCTTAGTTATGACTAGATCAGACATCAATCATAAAATTCACCTAAAGGTATTTAGTTAGACCGTCTATCCGCCTGTCTGGAAGCGTGCCCATTCAATCGCGTTCTTAATCTGAAAAGTCCTATTAGACAACTGTTTAATAATCTCTTCAAGATATGAAAGCATTACGTCAAAGTATTCCACTTTTAACTTTGCATCTGAAAGTTTTTCATCACTGAGCATGTAACGTTGAATAGCATCCTTTTCCCTTACTTTGTAAGGAAATGGTTCTTCAACATAAACTTCTGCGTCTGCTTTACCAGTGTAGTACTTATATCTCTCTAGGTCAATTTGCTGTCTTCTTTTTTCTGCCTGCTTGCGTAGTAGTGTTAGTGTATTATAAAGATCAAAGTATTTTGCATGAAGTTGTGGTATCCTTAAGGACTCAAACCCTAGATCATCCTCGTTCATTACAGAATCCTTTGACCACATCGATTGGATGGTGTCAAGGTTTACGCTCATACTTTTTCACCGTCACTATTGTAGATATCGTAAATAGTATACTTGAATGTTGCTTCTGCTGTCAAGTATTGCTGATCTTGAACAGTCGCATCAAATGTTAGTGGTGTTAAAGCAGAAGGAAAAACGTCTTTAAAAATGACTTCTGTGTTAACATTATAATTGCTGGTCAAAATCTGCAGAGTTGCATCCGAACGCTCATTGAAAGGATCCCTAGATGATCTAGATGGGAAATATTTTGAATTGCCTTTCAAGTCTTGATATTGCTTAACTTCTTCGGGATAACCAAGTCCAGTCATCCAGTCATAAATTTGGAGATAGTTCTCCATATTTTCATCTACTAGAAATCTAATTACCAAATCTTGATAAGTTATTTTATCACCAGGAACATCAATGTTTTTCAAATAGGTTGCTTGAATAGCACTTCCTAGATTGATTCCAGGTAGATTGGCGGAGTTGCAATAGAACGATACTTTTCTTGCTTTATGGATAATAAATCTAAATCCCGTAATTGCTAGAAAGTTGGGACTTTCTGGATGATTAGAGATACATGAAGATGATTTAGGACTTGGTTGATCGAGCGCCATTAGTACTATTTGCGTTTTTGATGATTATCTGCAATCTCCCAGGCAGATTTAAAAGTAGGATAATCTATATTATCTATGACACCAGTTACTACGTACCTCATAACAACTTTTTTGATTATTTATGGACATAAAAAAAGGACTCCCGAAGGAGTCCTGAAAGTATGTGACCCGATATCACATGAGGTTTGCAACCTTGACACGTCTGTAGTAACGGTTGCTGCTTGCAGCAATTGCACCGAAACCTTGCTCTGTGCCCTGTGCGAAGGGGTTCGCGACCATGCCGTAGCGGGTCTTGAAACCAATCTTGGGTTGGAAGGTGTCCTGACCAACGGCGCGAACCATTTGGAGAGGAACGTAGGGGCAGTAGAAGAGACCTGCGTCGTAAGGAGTAGTACCCTTATAACCGATAACGTAGTACTGATCAGCACTTAGGTTAGCAGCATAGGGGTCGATGTAGACTCTATACTTACCGTTGATAGTACCAGCGAAGGTATTACCAGTGTCATCAACCTGGAGACCAGTGTTGAGTGCGGGGGAGTAGTCTAGAACACCGCTCATGGAGAGTGCGGAAGCAACGTCTGCGGAGCAGAGGATGATGTTGCCCTTCCCTCTACGAGTTCTTTGTGCGATTGCGTTAGCATCGCGCTCTAGTTGGAACAGAAGACCTTTGAACTTCTCTGCCATCCAGCGACCGTTGGAGTCAACGTCAAGGTCAAATACACCCTGAGTTGCAACGTTCTGCTGAGCACCAGCTTCAGCAACCTTGTAGATGGTTCTGATGACTTCGCGGTTGATCTCAGCAAGAATCTCTGTGGAGAGAATGTTTGCGAGTTCCGCTTCAGCATCTAGACCATGGATTGCCTTAAGGTCTTGTGCTAGTTCCAAGGAGTACTCAGCCTTGAGTGCTCTGGATCTTGCAGTAACGGTAACTTTCTCGATCGAGAAAGCCATCTCGTTGAAGTCGTTGGTGGTGGTGTTGTCACCTAGTGCTTCTAGTTCAGAAGTTCTGAAACCTTGACCAACGTTATACGAGTTTGCAGCGCCACCATTTAGTGCTGCAGGGTTTACACCGCTCTGTGCAGTTGTACCGAAACCAACGCTGCTGCCACCATCAGTACCGCCAGTGTAATCACCTTGGGTGAGGTTGTAAGCATTGTTGTTCTGTGCAGAGAACGCCGAATCGGGTTCGTTGAACAGTGCTTCGGTGCCACTCTGGGAAGAGTAGCGGGAACGCATTGCGAAGATCAGTCCAGTAGGACCGTTCATTGGTTGAACACCAGCCAGGTCATAAGCAACCAGGTTGGGCATAGAACGTCTGATCAGGGAGATCAGAACGGGGTCAAAACCAGCGACGGGGGAGGTTGCTGCACTACCCGAGAAACCAGGGTTGCCGCTACCTGCGGGGTCGGTGTTGACTGTAGGGGTTTCGCTTAGAAGCGCACGCTCCTGGCGAAGGAAAGATTCTTGGTTTTCTAGCAGAACTGCGGTAACCGCTCTACGATGAGGATCTTTGATATGCTCAAGACCTTCAGCGTTAAGGAGAGGTTCCCACTTTTTCTGCAACTGTTCAGACATGAACATTGCTTTGTGTCTCCGTTTTTTACTTGAAAGTGTTAATTATAATCACTTAGAATACTTAGTGAGTGCTCTCAGATAAGCATTCATTGTCGAACCATGATCTACGACTGCCTCCTCGGTAAGGACTTGCTCAGAAGTCTCCGTTGCAGTCTGGGTTGGAAAATATGACTCACGTAGAGTCACCAGTTTCTCACGATACTGTTCCTCACTAGCAAACTCAACGCCCTCTGCAAGAGAAGCGAGTTTGTCCTTTTGGGACAGTGCAAGACCCCCAGATACTTCATCGAGGATATTGCCAGAGACAGACTCAGAAAGTTGTTTGTTCAGTGCAACGTTTCTATCAATCTGCTCGTTGAGTTTGGTTTCCATCTCATCAAGCTTGGTTACCATAGCATCTAGCACATTGTATTTATCTTCAGGGATGTACACATAATGTTCTTCAAAAAGACCCTTGAGACCAGACATGAAGTCTTCTGCTACTTGGGCCTTGATTCCAGATTCGATCTGGAGTTCATTTTCGGAGATCCACTCTTCAGAAACGTACTCTAGGTAAGCGTCAACACGCTCAACTAGATCGCTCTTCATAGATTCGATCTCTTCTTGAAGTGCAGCATTGTACTGCGCTTCAAGTGCCTCTTGAATACCAGCAATCTTAGAACGGACTGCTGCTTCAAAGACGATAGTTGCTTTTTCTTTAAACTCTTCGGAGAGTTCTTCGCCTTCAAGAAGTGCATTTACATCTTCTTCGAGGTCAAGTTCTAGAGTTTCTTCTTGCTGTTCTGCAAAGACTTCCTCTTCTGTACCCTCTTCCTCTTCGGTCTCTTCTGCATAAGCAGGAGCCTTGGGCATGGGGTCAGCGGGTTTTGCACCCTTGTTTACAACATCTTTAACCTGCTTGATAGTTTTGGTTGGGGTTGCCAACTTGTTGCTATCATCAGTAGGCTTGCTGTTCTGGGGAGTAGGACCACCCAGATCTTCAATACTGCCAGCATCGGGAACATAACCCGAAACTTTTTGCATAGGTTCAGCGGCTGCAGCGCCTCTTGTTACCTGGTTCTCCATTTCGTGTAGATCGTTACTCATCTGATGAACTGCTCCGAAGTAATTATTCCGTTATTGTTCTTAAGTTATTTATAAACCTAGATATCTGACAAGAAATTGCCAAAGAGGCGGAGTTTATTTGCCTCAAGCATTTTCTGGTCAACTAGGGTATTAATTTGCTTCTTAACTTGCTCACAACGTGCTTCGCGAAGGATTCCTCCTTCCCAAACCCACTCTTTACCTTCCATGATGCCGTCAACAAATGCATCAGGTGCGGAAGGATCTGCTACAATATCAGCAGCAGTTGCCAGCATAAAGTCTTCGCCAACGATGTTCACGCCATTTTTAGAAGAGATGGAACCCATGCCTCTAGAAGAGACACCGAGTTTTACACCTTCACCAAGAAGAGAAGATGCAATCTTACCCATGGGTGTGGAAAGAATTTGCGCCTTACCGATAAAATTGTTACCTTCTTGATAAAGACCAACAATTTTATGAGATACTCTATCAAGGTTGATGGAAGGACCATCGGGGTGACCAAGTTCACCTAGAGCACGACCCTTATTCACAAAAGATTCAGTATAACGAGCAACTTCCTTTGCCATGGTTTGCATGGGATACATGCGACCATTGCGGTTAGTGATTTCGCACTGCAGAAAAGGACCCTGAATATACAGAGTTTTTTTGCCGTTTTGTTCTTCGGTAATAATTTCTACCGATTCGATTTCTTCTGTGATTAGTTTCATGCTAGTTGTACCTCTGCGAAGTATGCTTCACAACCGTTGCTGGACTCTGGTTTTACAACTGGAATTACCGATTTATATGCTGTTGCAACACCAGTAAATGCTGCATGACCCGAACTAGTATCTGCGTCAACAACAATCTTGGTTTGGTAATTATTAGAAAGTTGACTTCCAATTACAGATACGACCTGTACATGCTGTAGAGTAGTATTGTAAATACCAACCGAAGAACCAAGAATAGTAATTCTATCCTCTACAGTAAACTTAGTATCCTGACTATCAATAATCAGAGTGGTTTGTGCTCCAGTTGTGATACCAGTAATCTTCGCTTGTTTTGGGTGAGCGTATCTAAGAAGAACGTCATCCGCCTTATTCACGTGGATAGAAGTAACACCTACATTGGAAGTCGTAGTGTTACAAACACCAACTAGTCCACCATCATTACCTGCGGCAGCAGAAACGTGTAGTAGACCAGTTCTAACAATGTATCGATCCCCAGTAACACGAGTAGAGTTATTACTAGAAATTGGTCCGACAATACTAAAAACTTTAAGTGGTTGTGATGCGCTCATTCTTCTTCGGTCTCATTGGGAACTTCATTACCAAACATTGCATTAGCAATATGAGGTTTCGCATTATCCAATTTTTCAGATGATTTGCTGTACAAAATTTCTTTAATTTTGTCGGAAACTTCAGAAGATGAAGCATCGCCCAGCATCATATTAACCAAATCAACGGTAGATTCCATTAAAAAAACTCCAATTTTCCTGTATTTATTTATTTATATCTTCGCTTTCTTGATGTCTACAGAAGTTTTTCTATCATCTTCCGCATCTGCTCTTCTGCCCTGAGATTCTAGATCAGGTTCCTTTTGATCGTTACCCAAATTATTCATGCGACCTTGCATAATTTGATTTTGAGTTTCAAGAGGGACACCGATACCTTGCTCATTCTCATCTTCCATTTCCTTCTCCATATCAACGATCTCTTGATCGGTTTGACGGAGAACTTTACGCTTAACGTAATCTCTGGAATAATAAGTACCGATATAAGGTTCGATTGCAACCATAAGGTTCAATCTTTCAGTCATCAACTCAGTTTCTTTCAATTCGGCAAAGTGATTATCATATAGATAATCAAACTGAATATGTTCTGCCATCTTCTCCCAGTCTTGGGGAGTGCAGATGTTTTTCAGAATGAGTTGAGTTTTCAGCATATCTAGGAAGATCATACTGAATCTCTTGCGGAGACGACCAACGAACTTACTGAACATTAGTTCATCACGTAGAATTTCACTGGAACGACCCAGGTTAAATCCATCATTACCACCGACTCTGGTGTCGGGAATATTCAGAGATCTATAGAGTTTCTTTTGGAAATAATCAACGTCAGTCAGTTCACCAAGGTTCTGACCACCAGGTAGCGTGGAGATTTCCGTACCACGACCACCTTCACGTCTAGGAAGCCAGAAGTCTTCCAGCATAGACATGAACTTTTTATCATCCTTAATCTCACCAGTATCTGCGTTATAGACTAGTTTATTTCTATAACGATTCATGACATCGCGGAGGTATTGCTCCGCTTTGACTTTAGGTAGATTACCAACGTCGATGTAGAAAATTCTACGCTCAGGAGCACGAGACAATCTGTAGATAACCAAGGAGTCTTCAATCATGCGGAGTTGATTGAGAGACTTGATCGCTTTGTGCAGATATGATAAAGTTAGAAACTTGTTTCTATCTACAAGACCAGAAGTAACATGGGTAATTGCATCTTTAGCAATGGGGATACCCTTCGACTGAGAAGAATACTTCTGAACAGAACCTTGAGGGTAGTAAACAAAATATTCCTGAATGTCTGCATCAACAACAGGATTTGCTTGCCCATTAGCACCATTAACTGGTGCAGTCTGGAACTTGTCCTTATTATTTGGTTTGACCCTCATGAATTTAATTTTCATGGGATCAATATATCTCAGATCCTGAATTCCTTCATCAGGTTTCTTGAGATCAATAACCTTGTGGTAATATACTCTTCCGTCAATATACCAATTGCGAAAAATTTCGTGTGATTTTTTGTCGAATTGAAGAAGATCTTTAATGTACTTGAATTCTTTACGGATAACACTTTTTAGGTTATCACTGGCGTTTAGATTTTCAAGATCAATATCAACAGGAGAATCATTAAGATCCGAAACGATCGCTTCGTTAACAACATTTTCGATCGCGGTGTCGCACTCAGGGTGCAACGCCATGTCCCTATATTTTCTAATTAGATCAAACTCGTTTTTGTATACGCCTTCAATATCAACGTACTGACCAAAAAATCCGCTACTTAGATAATAGTCAACCCCGTCCTCATTATTCTGAGGAACGGGGGACACTGCAGATTTAGGTAGACTGCTATCGTCTTCAATATCAAAACCAAATAGTTTTGCCATAGTCTAATGGACTCTGATGTTTGCTTATGATCTATTTATCAGACCACAGAATCCTGCTGATTTGCATTGAATGCTTCCCAATATTGAACTTCTAGAGTTACAGGGAATTCTTCAATTGTATCAACACTTTCATAACTTAGATCAATAGCACCAACGGTGGAAGGCCAGCAACCAGAGAATTTATAAGATCTCAGTTTGGGGATTTCATTATTATTTACTGCATCATCAGTAAAGGGTGCTCTACCCAATTGATGAACAACCCAGTCAACCTGATAGTCAGCGGGGTTTACAGTACCCGAACCATCAGAAACTTTAACAATGTAGTTTGCCCACTTTTCAAATGCTTCACGAATTTTGAAGTCACCATCGTTGACGACTTGAATCTGCCAGGGATCAAAAGTTCTGTCACCAGAAACTTTCAACTGACGACCACGGAAAGCAACGGGGATGCTAACCAGGTTAGATGCAGGCAACTGTGCTGCCTTAATCATCATTCTATAAGAAGTATCTTTCTTGATCTCGTCAAGACCAGGAATTGCCGCAGGGAAATTGAGTTCAACCTCGAACAGGTTGGGGCGAGCGCCGCCCTGAGTCAACCTGTTCTTGAAGGAATCAATAGTTCTTGCGCTGCTTAAAATTTGTTGCGTGTTTTGTAGTGCCATTAGTTGGGTTCCTCCTTAGATCAAACGTTGCCGATTACTTCTTCAAACGAGACCCCAGTTCTCGTAGCAACAAATGTCAGACCAACGAAGTTGATCGAACGTGCAGGTTTCACATAGATGTCTGCGACAAACTCATTTCTGTCGATAACATCGGGGGTATTATTAGACTCATCACAGATCAGTCGGAAATCTGTAATGCCTCTCTTTGCTTGAACATCACGGAGGTAAGGTTCAACGATATTTACAAAGTTTGCTCTTGTGCCAGCATCGTTGAATTCAAAGAGTTGATCGCGACCAGCAGACTCGATTGCCTTCTCGATCGTAATGAACAGGCGGCGAACGTTGATTCTGTCAAATGCGGACTGATATGCAAGTGCAGTCTTGTCACCAAACAATACAATACCAGAACCAGGAACCGCAGTGATAGCATTAATTCTGTTAGAATAGAGTCTATCTCTATCTGCCTGACTGGGGTTGTATGCCAGTTTGATTGTGTTAAGAAGCGTACCTCTAGCAGTACCAGCAGGAGAGAACCAGGGGAACTGGTTGAGGTCAGTTCTTACGCAGAGACCAGCAACATCATTACTGGTTGGCATGTAGATAAACTGCTTATTCCAGCGATCATAGACGTACTGATAACCAGAATCTAGAACTGCATAAGAGGAAGATGCTAGTGGAGCATGGAAAGAAAGTGTGTTAGTCAATTGCTGTGCAAGAGTCTTACCAACCAGAGCATCTCTGCTGGGGGAGATAAATGCAACACAGTCCTTTCTGTTCTCAGCAATGTTGATCAGTTTTTGTGCTTTTGCTTGCTCCTCTTCCTTAGATAGAGAACCGCCACCTTGTAGAAGGAATCTAATGTCAGACTCATTAGGATCTTCAAACATGGCATAACCATTAATTAGGTTGCCAAGTTCTGCTTTATACTGACCTTCGTTGTTGGTGCCGCTGTAATCTTTACCATACATCAAGGTGTAGGTTTGGTTACCAACAGAATCAAAGATGCGGGGAGAATCTTGACCCCAGGAACCAGAGGTGGAAGTACTAAAACCAGTATTGAAACCACCAGGAACCGCCTCAGTGCCATGATAACTATCCCAAACCGCAGGAGATGTACCAGCGTAGATATATTGAGAGTTATCTGCGAGAATATCCTTATAGTAAACATTCTCAGCAGCAGAAACTTTAGCGTCTTCTGCCTTAGATAGGTTACCAAAGGTCTCTAGAATAGTACCAGGTTGACCAGATACAGAACCAGAGTTATCAATGATAGCGATGTTTAGAGCATCATTTCTGCCACCACGATCAGTTACATATGCATTGGATTGTGGTTTGGGTAGAACTGCTCTCCACTTAATTGTGGTTGCATCATCACCACCTTCGGCAACAGAAGTTGTAACATTCTGATTGTTATACCAATCAGAAATTGCTGTGACTGTACCAACACCAGAGACTAGTGCAGAACTATTATCGAAGAAGGAAGTGACGCCAACTTTAAATGCGTGCAAACCGTTTTCTTGATAAGTAACATCGGTTCTGCTTATACCAACCAATGTTCTTAGAACCTTGACATAAATCTTGGTAGAAGAAATACCAGAAATAATACCATCTAGGAATCCAGTTGCTGCTGCTGTAGTACCAATACCAATTGTTACTCCAGAAAGTTCTTGAGAAACACCATAACCAACTCTTAGGTTTGTGCTATCAACAACAGTTAGTTCCTGATCAGCAAAGTTATCAATAACTGCAACTCTGAGATCGTTTGCCCAAGATCCTGGGTTCTTTGCCGCCCAGTAGAAATTTGTAGCGTTGCTGTGAGTATTCTGATAATCAGAATAGTTCTTAATCTTGAGGGTTGTAGTCGATGCAATACCAACACCAGCGTTAGCGTTCTTCAGGTTTGCACCATCACAACGAACAACATCTAGTTGACCACCATAAGACAGGAAATTAGAACCTGCATACCACGATTCATAATGGTAATCGGTAGTTCCTAGACCTGGTTTACCGAAATTATCTACAAGTTCTGCTTCCGAAGTAACTCTAGTAATTTCCTCTACAGGTCCTTTCTGATATGGTGCGCTAATACCTGCAGTGACGTTAGTCCCCGCATTGATACCACCTCTAGTAAGATCAACCTCTCTTACTTTAATCCCTGGGGATGCTAATCCAAGCGCCATTTGGACTCCTCTATAGGTACTCATGTAATCTAGAAATATTTATAAATTACGAGTGCTTCAGAGGGAAATCACGGGAAAACATTTACCAGTCTGGATAGTCAGAAATATTTCTTATGCGTTTTTTTCTATTTTTTGATGCTCTTTTAATAGCACACTGTTTACATTCAGATGAGTATGCATTAGAACTGTGCCTATGAGTGGCATAGAATTCACTCATTAGGTCCTTTACTAAACCACAAGTTTTACATTTTCTTTCTGATAGAAATAGACTATCAAATTGAAAATCTTCTTCCATCATCTATAATCCCACATAAATGATCTATCACCATATTCATCAACATTCCATCCACCATCTGGCATTGATGGTTCGCCATACCAAGAATCTCGTTGCTTTTTATCAGCAATTACCCACACGTCACCTACAGAATCAACTTCACCTTCAATATCACTCAAACCATCTGAAACAAATCCAAATGGTGCCATATCTTGTTCGATTTGATTCTTTTGCTCTTCATAAATTCTTTTACGAACATCATTGTCCGTCATTTCTTTGAAGTAATCTTGTGCAACCAACCAAGAGAATATGACAAGGCACATTGCCAAGTCATCATTACACCCCTCTTCTGCCTCAAAGGATTGCTTCCTTTGAATAAAAGTTGTTAGTTCGCTAATGATGTCATAGTCACAAACCAATAACTTATCATCCTCAACTAAAGTTTTTAGGTTAGAACACCCCAACTTTTTAACTGCCGATGTCATTCGGACACCAAGTTGAGATTTCTTACCTGAGAACCCAGAACCAACAATCTGACCAGCACGACCACGCATCGCACACATCAGAATGTTGTCATATTCCAAATCAAAGTGTAGAATACTAGCAACCTGGTCACCAATATCATTGACTTCGCATAGTACATAGGCGTTGTTATATGCCACGGCAATTTCTTGGATGACCGATGGGAATAGCATCGGTTTTATTTCATTATTTCTATACTTTGCTACAACTTTATATGGAAATTGAGTAATATCAAATACGATAAATGCAGAATAGTCTTTACCGATACCTCTTGCAACGTCAGCGGTGATCAGATAATTATTTTCTGGTGCGGGAGGGACAAAAATATCCATACCCTTGTTTCTACGAACAGGTTCTTCAAAAACTAATGTCTTAAGTTTACTACTGCTAATTAGAGTATCAACAGACCCTAGGAATTCACATTCAAACTCAACTTTGAACTGTTCTTCGCTAGTGTTGGCAATGGTTTGCTCTTTCCACTTTTTATTTCTACCAGGTACTTCTGACCAATGTACCTCTGTAGGTACATACTCATTTTTGCCCCGCTCAGCATTGTGCCACATCCTGTAGAAGTGGTTCATGCCATGAGGCGTTGAGACTATGATGACCTTTGTGCTTTTACCAGAAGAGATAGTAGGATAAACAGAGGCAAAAAACGAGTCAGCAATGTGATTCGGGATAAAGGCGAACTCGTCAAGAAAGATGATATTATAGGATCCGCCTCGGACAGCAGATGCAGATGTAGACGCTGCAAGAATCTTTGATCCATTTTCGAGTTCGACACTACCTTTATTCCATACTAGGATACCTTGTTGCATCCATTTTGGCAAGTTCTCGTAAGCAAGTTGTAACCTTCCAAGCAGGTCTCTTGCAGTGGATGCTTTGTTTGCTAGAATAGCAATATTTACGTTGTCATTAAAAATTGCATAGTGTAGCAAATATGACACGCATGTGGTAGACTTACCAGTCTGTCGTGGCATTTTACAGATATTAAATCGATTGTTGTGGAATCTTTTAATAAGTTTCTCTTGGAACTTATACATTTCAAAAGGTACAAGACCCGCATCCAGAGAGACGATTTGAATATAGTTTTTTGCAAAATAGACAGGATCTTCTTTACACTTGATAAACTCAATAATTTGCTCTTGTGTAAATTCAATCGCAGTATTTGCTTTTTTTAGATTCGGGTTGCCAAGGTATACATTATCAGACATAATTTAATTAACAGTTCCAGGCTCTTAGTGATTTGTTGATCCTGCTATTAGGATCATTAGCAGTCTTCTTACTAGTTAGTTGAATTTTCATGCCCCTCATTCGCGCACAAAAAGACGCTCTACGCTTGTTCCCAACTTTCTTTGAAGGTCTCTTAAGATCGCTTCCTGGATTCTCATCCTCATAGGACTTTCTACCCTTCTCGTTAAGTCCTCCGCTGGGATCCTTTCCTGCCTTTCTGGTCCATGCTGCTGATGCTTCTTGTACACCTTCTCCAAACCTCCTTCTTGCTTGATCTTTTACACTCTGCATTTTTTCAGCGGGAGTGCGAAGATCTAAAGGTGCAGACATAAGTTTTTTACCACTAATACCTCTAATAGCAGGAACTCCTTTGGGTGCAATTTGCTCCTCTCTACCCTTCTGCTTCCATGCAGTAGCATATGCAATAGAACGCTCACGATCAGTTAGTTTGCCATCTTTAGCATAATTTCTTTTGATATACTTGATCATTCTTTCATACTTATCACCCTTTGGTGCTACTTCTGCTACGTACTCTTCTTGTTTAGAATTGCCCCAGTTCTTAGCACCAACCTTGCGACACTTAACTAGAGCACCCGATGCATAAGCAGAGGGCCAAATAGAGTAACGAGACTTGACTTTGTGATAGCAAGCATCCTTCTTCTTTTTCTCCTCCTCACTAACCAGAGGTTCTGCTTTAATCAGATCAACTGATTGAATTACGGTTGGTTCAAAATCATCTCTCCAGTTGGAGTAATTATAATTTTCTTTTTCGCAGCGATTATAAGTCTTACCAAAAAGTTTTTGTGTGCCAACTTTCTTATAACCCTTCCAGCACTTCTTGCCTGCTTCAGTAACTACTTCGCCACTAGCATCATAAGAGTTTCTTAGAATATTTTTAATGGCATCAGATTTTTGCTGATTTTGATCTTTAATTTTATTAGCAACACCCTTTGCCTTATCATAGACTGCTTTACCTGCAAGCGCAGTACCAGCAGCAAGACCTGCCCTAATAGCAAGACCTGCTAGTGGAGCAAGTTCATCAATCTGTTCACCCTGAGGTTCAAAATGATCACGTGTAGAAGTGTGCTTTGCCATGATTTCAGCTTCACGCTTCTGTTTGGTAGTTCTACCATACTTTGCCTGAAGTCTATTCATTGTCGATCTTTGTGCTGCTTGACGTTCACCTTCGGAAGGTTTTGCACCACGATCCTTCTTGGATTGGCGTGAACCAGGATTTTCCCTGCGGAACTTATCAGTGATTCCCTTATACTTACCTTCCTTTTCGTAACCAGCAACTTTCCTACCCTGTGCTTCAACTTCAGGTTTTCTTTCTTCGGTCTTCACGTTAATTGCCTGTCCTTTACGATCTGGATTTTTGTCTTTTCTTTGTTTACGTTCAAACGCTGCTTCTTCCTCATCTGGATCTAGGTTTGCTGCCATTTTTGAGGAACCGCACTTTGGTTTTGTTTTTTGTCCTGGTTGTTTTGCACAGGGCTTTCCTGCGTATTTACCGCCCAGTTGAACCCAACCAGGCTTCCCATCAGAAGAGCGACTCTTAGTAAACCAGTCACGCAAAGAACTATCACCACTTTTGTTCGCTTCACTGACATCACTATGCTCAGAATCTGACATTAGGTCTCCATTAGGCATGACATGCATACCTGCAGGGATTTTTTTGCACTTCTCGTCTTTTTTACACCAATACTGACCTTTACCGCACACCTTTTTACCTTCGCCCATATAATCGGCGGCAGCACTACTATTATGCTCAGTGTCGGTCAACTTTGCTTGTAACCACGCAGGAAGATTGTCATCATCAGTTTTTGATGCAAGTACCCTTGCAACTTTCTGAAGATTAGCAATAGATTTTTTCACCTGTGTCTTGGCCATCGACACTTCGTGATCCTTATCCTTCATGGTTACTCAGTATCCGTAGTATTATTTAGAACACCTTGCTTTAATAGTTTTTGTAATTCTTTTGTACTACCTACAAACAAAGCATTATTAACAGTCTGAGGACCGTTTTTAGTGGGTGCATCAAGGTCTTTCATTTTCTTTTGAAGGTCTAGTAACTTATCAGTTACATCACCAACAGACTTAACAAGTTGACCAGCAACTTCAAATGCTCTGGGAGATTCAGTTTCCTGTGCTAACTCAATGATTCCACTAAGTGCTTCTTGACCTTTTTCAATCAAGTTATACAATTGTCCTCTACTATACTCATAGTCCTTTTGGGGATCATCAGGACGTTCGACTTTTTTGACCACCTCTTTTTTGGTCTCTACAATCTCAGCATCAATATCTAATGCTTTGTTGATTGCATCATACTTTTCACTCATACATCACTCCCTTGTGAAGCACTATAGGATCTACCATCATTGAACAGTGTGGTACTTTCGCTGAAACCAAAGTCATCACCAAGTTCAATCAACGCCGCATCAGCATTATTGACGAGATTAACAACAGCGTTTTCATAGTGTGGTTGAATTGGACTATCATAAACGCCCCTATTAACAGTTAGTGTATTACCAGACTTAGACTTGACATACATAACCTCTTCATCAACTTGAATATAAGATTGTTCAGCAATATTTGCAGCGTCTACGACCTTGAGTGCAGTCTTCTTAACAGTAAACTCTTCGGCAACTGTTGTTGTAGCATCATCGTTGTAATCCTTTGTTGCCAAAGGTTCTGCGATGTAACGAACTTCCCTTGGTGCAGGAACGTGTGTGGTGGTGCGATAATCAATTTGAACTTTCTTAATAAGACCACCAGATTCATCAGTGGGTAGTTCAGTGTAGAAATATGTTTTGGCAGTAAAAGTCAAATCATATTGGATAAATCTTCTAGTACTAAAGTCACCTTCGTACTGATCTTGAAAGTCAATATTGTTTAGTGTAACGGGAATATCTCTCTTTTGTCCGATAGAACTCATCAAGTTGATGGTCATCGTGTAGGATGGTTGAAAGTATGGTAGAATCTGCTCAAGAATCTGTAGAGCATCATCTTGCAACTTAGTTGCAAAACTCAGTCTAAAGGAAATATTGTATGGTACTGGCAAGAAAACTTTCTTGATTTTATTACTATCATCGGAGTCTGTTGCACAAAAAGATGTGATTGGACTTGCTTTTCTTGAAGGATCATATTGATAACTAATAATATCAAAAGCAAGTCGTGGCAGAGTTAGTGCAATTGCTCTACCATCAGTTAAATTTGGTTGCTGATCAATTCGTGCTAGAAATTTTTGAATAGGACCATATGCGATAGGAACTTTAATCCTACTCAAAAGCTGGTCGGTATTGTCCGCTTTGTGGCGAACTTCAATATTATTAAACAAGGAACCGAAACCAATAACGGTTTTCCTTACAATTTCATAGTAGAAATAATTACCTAACATGACATTATATTTTTAACTATTTAGATCTCACCAAATGGGTTAGATTCTGTAAAGTCTAGAATTGCATCTGCCTCAGTCTCAAATGTATCATTATCTGCGAATGGATCTACTTCATCATCATAATTAATTGCCTTGATGGTGTACGCCGCATCAGATGCTGTGGTATTGATAACTTCACCAACCTCAAAGTTGCCAGTAACATTATTAACTCTGAGTAGCATAGTTCTGACATCCCAGTCCTTAGCAAACGCTGTGGTAAGACTACTAACACCCTTGACAAAATTGCCATATACAAATGTGCCAACACCAACTGTTTGCCCCATACCAATCGTGATTGTTGGGGGTTGAGTGTATCCGTAACCAGCGTTGGTGACTTTAATCTGAGAAACCGCACCAAGATTATCAATAACTGCATATCCAGTTGCAGTGATACCATAACCAAGATCTGGTGCAGAGAATGTGATCGAAGGAGCGATTCCATAATTGGAACTTCCAGAAGTTACAGTAACAACACCAACAACACCAGTTGTACCAACACCAGCAACTGCTGTAGCAGCGTTTGTTGGCGCATTACCGTTGTTCAAACCGCCAACAAATGTAACACTTGGGACTTGAGTATATCCAAATCCAGGATTTGTTATTTCAATTCTTCGAATAGACTTGGAACCCATCTGATTTGCAGTTGTAATAGCAACTGCACTTGCCGTAGATCCACTATCTGGGGGTTCAATTCTAATCGTTGGGGTTGTTTCATACCCAGAACCATCATTTGTAAGTGTTAGAGCAAAAATACCACCATCTCTAAATGTTGCAACTGCCGCAGCAGTTGTACCAACACCCGCGAGAGTTAATGTAGTTAGATAACCTTTTTCGTCAACAATATCATTGACTTCGTCAACGAGTCCATCAATTTCCTCATCCTCGTATTCAAAGACTTCGCAAGTCAACTTATAGATATAATTTTTTTGCAGTTGAAAGAAAGGATCTCTATCTTCAACAAACTTAATTTCCATGAGACTTTTGCTCAGCGGGAAATACACTAGATCACCCTCTTTTGGTCTGTTAGTGAGTCTCATCTCACCAGAACTACCAGTCAGCAGTGACCTAATATAAGTATCATAACGATCTTGTGATATAATTAAAGTTGTTTGGTCTTGCGTTCTGATGCCAAACTTTGACAGAGTGATGTCGTTACCAACATACCCATCATAATTTTCTACATATGCTTCAATTGGGAAAGACCTTGTAAATTTGGAGGTAGTTACCTCTCTCATAATTGTCTTTACATTAACAAAAGTTCTGGGCATGTAGATCACTTCAATCCCATACATCTTGATCTGCTCATTGATCAAGTCTTGGATGAGATTTTGCTCAGAACTTTGTCCTTGTAGAAAAAATGGGTTTAACATTATTAACCAATAAGATCTAGGGGTGGAGTTTCATATTCTGTCATCATCTTCTCTTGGATGATTTCTAGATCACGCATAGCATCGTCATACATCTGACGACCATTGAGTTCAACTCCACCAGGAAGTTTAACACCAGTAAATTTCATCATATTCATACCCCATTGCTTCTTAATTAGAGCAGTGAGATATTTCTTTAGGAAACTATCGTTATATACTTTTGAGAAATCTTCTGGATCAACCGCTCTGTAGCACTCAATAACTAGATAATCATCTGCCTGAAACGATGCCGCATCAGTATCAATATAAAGTCTTCCTTGCCTCTTATTAAAGCGAATTTGCTTATCGGGATGCAAAATAAAATCGATATCTTCCAGATATCTCTTTGTCATAGTGTAGTTCAAAAGTTCAGTAGAACTAAACCAATAGATCTCATTCAAGAACAACTGATAGTTGACACTGAACATGTTTGTGCTAATAGCACGGTTATCAATCTTAAAAACTTTCTCAATGCCAATAACAGCATCAGGAACTTGAATATAATTACTATTCTCTTCGTAATTAAAAGTTACTGCTGTACCAACAATTGTACTGGTTGCAGTGGTTGTGGTAATACCTGCTGCTTGATTACCACCTCTTGCTTTAATTCTATTGACAAAATCCTCATCGATTTTGTGCTTCAAATACATCTTTTCGATGCCATCATAATGACGCTCATTAAAATATTGAATCGCATCATCAACTAGATCATCGATCTGCTCATCGGCAACATTAATTTCCAAGACAGGATAACCTAACTGTCTTTTGCAGTATTGAACTAGTTCGTGTCTAGTTGAGGGTTTTGCCATGTTAATATGCCTCCGATTTATTTATCAAGCGTAAAGTAAGACATCCAAAGAGTCACCCGCCTCTGTTCCTTGTGTAAGAACAAGAGATAGAGATCCAACAGTATAATCAGTAGGTTCTAACCTAATACCATTTTGGTAAACAATTAGATTGCTGGCAGTAATTCCAGATGAGGTATAACTAAATGCTGTCTGACCAGATGATGCCGAAGTATAACTTTCTCCTGCGTCAGCACTGATATTAATCAAATCACCTTCAGTAGCGCCAATATTTAAATTAACTGTTTGGGAAATTCCATAGTCAATAGTGCCTCGTAATTTTGCACCGTTCAAATATACCTTTGCTCTATCTTGACTACTTAGTAGAGTTGCTGCCAAATTGAATGTGGTTTGCCCATCAGTCGCAGTGAAAAATTCACTATTGTAAGAAGTGTCATAATGAATGGTAACATGTACACGATCCCCCTCATCTAACGGACCATTCTTAATGTATACTGTATTAGATTCGATATAATAATCCTCATCTAATGATAATTTTAAACCGTTATTGAATACTAGTGCAGTTCTATCTTCAATATCATGAGGAGATTGAAATGCTGTAGATCCAACACCAACGGTCCAATGCAAATTTGTAATCGTAGTTCCAGAACCTGCGGAGGACGCAGTAATAAATGCTAGTTGACCTGCACCATCTGTGCCCAGAACTTGCCCACTTGTTCCATCTGTGGAAGGAAATCTAAATCCACTGATTGTTGAAATTCCAGTAGAATAGATATTTCCAGTAAAGTTTGTTGCAGTAACATTACCAGTGTAGGTAATATTTGCACCACCTAAAGATGTAACCTTAGTGAAGTCATTAGCAGTATAACCAGTATCTACAATAGACTGTTCACTTGAAGAACTTGTATTTAGAGTAACATTATTATGCTGTGATGCACTGCGAGGAATAACTACAAAATCGCAAGTAACATTACCGAAAATTTGAACATTTACTTTAAATGCTAGAACAAATCCAGCAGTTGTTGTTTCCTTTGTCCAAAGTTGAGGAGTAATATATGCACTACTACCTGCTAACTCTTCATTGTAAGTAATATTCCAACTTAGATCTGGTAGAGAATTTGCACGAAGAAGAGCATTAAAGTTAATTGTCTGAGAATTAGATCCAGACTGAGCAACCATTCTTCCAACAATCTGATAGTTTTGAAAACTACCAGATGGAATAATAGTAACAACCTTTTGATATTCGTCAGGAACTAAGTAACTTGATCCAACGTAATATGTTGAATATTGGCGTGATAATGAATATTTGCTTGCAAGTCCTTCATAATTAACAAGTCCAACAGTAGAAACGCCAGTGACGCTTAGTTGACCTGCAGTTACATTACCATAGAATGTTGTGGCATAAAGGTCACCAGTTACTGTGGCACCAGTGCCGATGGTTTCAAATTTTTTGGAGTTATCATAGTAGAGTTCTACTTGGGCATTTCTAAAGAATTTGCCCATGTCCTCACCTTCTGTGGAAGCAAGAACAACTGCTGCACCTTGAGTTTCTATTCTTAGGTTTCCAGATCCAATATCTCTAATATAAGATTCTCCACCATTATGGTAAATATCTAAGTCTGGACCATCTCCAAAATATAATTTTTTACCATCACCAAGATATACATTACCTTGGAATGTAGAAACACCAGTGACGCTTAGTTGACCTGCAGTTACATCACCAGTTAGATCGCCAGTAACATCACCAGTTAGATCACCAGTGATTGTATGAAAACTACCAATACCTGCATATAGTTTTCCTGTACTTGGGTTATAAGTTAACCCATTAGTTTTAATTTTTTGGTATCCTGTTCTATTATCTAAAAATCCAACATGGTGCCACTGGTTACCGCCATCAGTTGCGGTTTCAACCTTTGCAGCACCACTAGAAATGCCAGTGATTTCGTTTGTTGCTGTAAGATTAGTTACTTGTAGCGTTGTGACAGTGGCAATACCAGAGAGGATACGTGCTGTACTAATACCAACCTCTATGACGGTGGTTCCAACACCCACACCCGCTTGACCTGCAGCAATGAATACCTTACCGTCTGCATGGTTAATTGCAAATTCGCCCAACCCAATATTATCTGGGTAATGAGGAACCTTCCCAGCGATCGCTGATCGCTTAATTTTAATCTTTGGATTTGCCATCTAATTACAATATGCTATGAAGCGTTCAGAACTCCCCAGAATCCATATCAGACTTCTTAGTATTTACTCGTCGGCCTGTTTTCTGTGGTTGTTCATTAGGTACAGTAGTACCTTGTTGTAAACTATTTAGTTGAGAAGAAAGTACTATAACTCTTGCTTCTAATGCAATTGTTTGAGAAGTGAGGTCTGATACTTTTCTTTGATACACGTTCAATAGTGCTTGAAATTCTTGTTCGGATGCCATAAAAAAAGGGGGCGTATGCCCCCCTATTTATTTGGTTTTTAGAATCCTATCAGAAGAATCCGCCGTCGATTGTGATGTTCTCTAGCGAACGTGTGGTGCCGCTGCAGGAGATAACCTGCGAAGCGCCTGCACAGTCGTTGAGGAACAATCCACCGACTTCTAGGGAAGCGTATGAAGCAGCAGTTAGAACGCCACTGGACTCGCTTGCGTCGCCCGTTAGTGCGAAGCGAGAAGCGGAATCATCCCAGTAGATTGCTGCCTTCTTGGCAGAACCATCAAAGTAGTTCAGTACCAGACCAACGTCCTTATTGGTGTCGCCAGTTAGAGCACCACCATCTACGACTTGGAGTTCAAGTAGAACGTCCTCAATCGTGGTGTTGTTGGTATTGACTTGAGTGGTCGTACCATTAACGGTTAGGTTACCTGTGATAACCACGTCACCGCCGACTGCCAAGTCATCGCTGAAGGTAGATGCGGCAGCAACCAGAGCACCGCCAGTTACGGTTAGACCGTTAGCACCGAAGGTTAGGTTTCCGCTGTCCTCAAGGGCACCAGAAGCGCCTGCAAGGACGACGCGACCTTGAGTTAGGTCAGAAACCGTAGCAGACGATAGAACCGTCTCACCGCCGCTAATATCGGCACCTCCGTTAACATCAAGAGCACCACCTACGGTTGCACCTGCGGAAACGTTAACTGTAGAAGCGTTAACGCTGGTTACGCTGATGTCGCTGTCTAGAGCAACCTCAACACCGTTAGCAGCAGCTGAAGTGGTTACGTTAGCACCACCAGTGATTGCTAGTGCTTCGGTTAGAAGATCAATCTGCTCTGTACCACTGTCGCCAGTTACGGTTAGTGCCGTACCGACGCTTGCGGTTGTGACTGCAGTAACAAGACCCTTAGCGTTAACGGTAACGACGGGGATTGTGGTTGAAGAACCGAATGATCCAGTGTCGCTGTTAACGGTTGCTAGAGTTAGTGCTAGATCAACGTTACCAGTGCCGTCGAAGGAAACAGCAGAAGCACTTGCGTCGCCACTTGCAGAGAAGTTACGAGCAGTCTCAAGTGCGGTAGCGGAATCAGCGTTACCAGTTAGATCACCAGTTACGTTACCTGTTAGGTCGCCAAAGAAACCACTAGTTGCGGTTATGATACCAGTAGCATTAACATCAGTGGTTTGTAGTTGACCAGTGGTCGAAACACCAGTGAAGTTAATTGCACCGTTGATGCCACCAGAGATAGTAGCAATACCCGAAACCGTTAGATCGCTAACAGTCTTGAGGGACTGAATATGAACGATATCACCAAGAGACTTCCATGCAACTGCTTCGATTTCGTCGTTGAGGTTAGCACCAACCGCAAGGGTGAAGGTGCCATTAGAAGAATCTTGTGCAGTGTAGTCAACGCCAGTGATTAGGCGAACACCGTTCTGATAAACATCTAGGAAACCTTCGCTGTAACCAGAATTGAAGGTGAAGGAAGTTTGACCAGAAGTTGCGGTGAAGACCTCACTTGTGGTGAAGGTTGTAGCAGCAATACCAGTCAGTTCAACGTCTGCGATACCATTTGCCAGAGTGAAGGACTCTAGACCAGAACCACGGAACTTGAAGGCAGTGACCAGACCTGCATCACCCAATTGAGTCGAAACACCGACCAAGGGGAGAAGACCGCCACTGGAGTTACGAACATCAGATGCTGTAACGATACCAGAGACAGAAACCTCAGTTGCACTTAGACCAGAACCACCAAGTACCAGGCGATCGTTAGAGAAGGTGACGTTAGCGTCATCTTCTAGAGCACCACCAGAACCAGCGATAACCAGGCGAGTAGCGGTTAGATCGCTAACGGTTGCAGAGGATAGGGTGGTTTCGCCACCAGAGATATCTGCACCACCATCAACGTCTAGAGCACCAGTTACAGTAGCGCCAGCGCCAACCTTAAGGGTTGTTGCGTCAGCAAATGTAACCGTAGAAATGCCAGAGACATTAATTTGCTCGAAGTTAGCACCAGCACCACCGCCAAGAACATAGTCCTTAACACGGAGCATGGTGGACTTGCGGTTAGTACCGCCAGCACCATCATCAACGATGATTAGATCTGCATCAGAAAGATCAGCACCAATATCTGTGCCGCCATCGATATCTAGGGAGTCGATGTCAACCGAAACTGCACTGCTTAGAGCAGATGCACTTAGAACCTCAGTATTATTGATCTTATAAACCTTACCAGATGCAAGGTTGAGGTTCTCAGAAGAACCGAAGTTGTCACCAACCGCTTCAAAGTGGAAGGTCTTGTCGCCGTCACCAGAGTCAACGGTAAAACCTGCGCCGTTTGCAGCAGCATCGTTAGCAGCACCTTTAGCAACTTCGATCGCTAGGTCAGCAACACTAACAACTGTAGAATCGATCTGAGTTGTTGTACCCTTAACCTGTAGGTCACCAAGAATGTAAACAGTACCACTGTTATCGTTGATAGCAGAGGGATCAAGAGTGATGGAGGAAGGACCAGTGATGGTGTTGGTATCAATGTTGATGCCAGTACCAATTGCACCAGTAGAAAGTCTAGTTGTAGCAGTGATGATACCAGAAGACTGAATATCACCATCAACAGTAAGAGCGTTGTCTACTGCATTATAGGTTAGACCTGCATCGTCTTCAACAGAACCACCAGTACCAGCGATTAGAACACGACCAGCAGTTAGATCTTCAATGATTGCAGTATCAGCAGTCAGACCACCGTTGAAATCTGCAGCACCTGCAACGTCTAGACCGCCGTTAGCATCGACATCACCAGTGAAAGTTGCACCAGCACCGACCTTAAGGGTTGTTGCATCAGCAAATGCTACGGTTGCAATACCTGTAACATTGATCTGCTCAAAGTTAGCACCAGCACCACCTCCAAGGACGTAATCCTTAACACGAAGCATGGTGGACTTGCGGTTAGTACCGCCAGCACCGTCGTCAACAATGATTAGGTCTGCATCATCAAGATCAGCGCCGATATCAGAAGCGCCATCAATATCTAGAGTTGTAACAGGTGTTGTACCCGCAGATAGACCCGAACCAGAACCACTAAAGGAGGAAGCAGTAATAATACCAGAGGCATTTACTGCTGTTAGGTTAATCTCGGGATCTAGGTTGATCGTAACACCATTAGAAGCAGCACCAGTGGTTACGTTAGAACCGCCAGAGATTGATAGTGTTTCGTTTAGAAGATTGATATCCTCGGAACCACTATCACCAGTTACGGTTAGAGCAGTACCAACAGCAGCGGTTGTTACGGCAGTAACAAGACCCTTAGCGTTAACTGTAACAACTGGGATCTGTGTCTGAGAACCAAACGTACCTGTGTCGCTGTTGACTGTTGCTAGGGTTAGCGCGAGATCAACGTTGCCTGTACCGTCGAAGGAAACAGCAGAAGCAGAAGCGTCGCCACTTGCGGAGAAGTTACGTGCAGTTTCTAGCGCGGTAGCGGAATCAGCATTACCAGTTAGAGCGCCAGTTACGTTACCAGTTACGTTACCAGTTACGTTACCTGTTACGTTACCTGTTACGTTGCCAGTTAGATCGCCAACGAAACCACCTGTGGAAGTTGTAACACCAGAAACTGAAACTTGTCCGAAACTATTGCTTCCAGACGAAGTTACGTTACCTGTTACGTTGCCAGTTAGATCACCCGAAACACCGCCATTAGCAACGATAAGTGAATCTACTTGAACACCACCTTGGAACAAGGATGTACCAGAAACCGTTAGGTTTGCTGAGGTTGTGGTTCCAACAACGTTTAGATGATCGTTGAGAGTTGTCTGTCCTGTTACCTCTAGACCACCGTTTACGTCTAGAGCACCACCAACGGTAGCACCAGCAGAAACGTTTACAGTTGTTGACTGGAGGAATGCAACAGTACCAACACCAGCAGCGTTGACTGTTGTTGCATCTAGTGTTGTATCCCAAGATAGATTACCATCTGCATCAACTAGCAGGTAACCACCATCAACTGCTGCTGCAGGGAATGTATAAGTAACTGCTGCACCAACTGATGCAGGCGCTCTCAATTCTACATATTCTTCGCCATTATTAGTACCCTCAACAAGTCTTAGACCAGAACCTGTTGTTGCAGTTTCTTTTGTCCAATAACGGTGAGAACCGAAAAATTTGTTCCCATCAGTGGTAGAATTTATACCAACATATAGATCGTATTTATCAGTTGTAAATCCAGGTTCCCCTGCTCTTAGACCAGGTAGATTTGCAAACTGACCCCTTTTAAACTGTATAACTGGCGCTGGCATTTAAAGCCCCCTGAATTATCGAATTATAACCTAAGAATATTTATTACTTTTTTACCATTCACCCGCGTCAAGATCAATTTTGTTATCCAAAACATCGTCAAGATAGTTAATTGTGTCCGTAGAAAATCCTACAGGTGCAGGATCACTAGGAACAATACCTACAGCAGAATCTAGAACATCGTCAGGATTTACCAACTTAAACCCGTTAGTTGCACTATCATAAATCAGGACAAACTTGTTGCCCGCACCTGACATACTTACATCGTCCAGGTCCTTCAAATTTGCCACCTGTAAGCCCCCCTGCCCCAATGTAACATCTACAGATAATAATTGAATGCCTGTGTCTACTACGACCTCTGCTTCATAATCGACTTGACCACTGATAACATCAGATAAGACAACATCGTACTCTTCCATCAACTTGTCATCGAAGGTGCAACTATCATCTGCCCTTGAATTACTTTACTAACCTTATTTGAAATTTGATTAATGATCATAATATCGTAATTATATCTACCAGCAGTTAAAATGCCAGTAACAGTAGACGCTAAACTTACAGTAATCTTACCGAGGGCAGCATTAGCGCCATAAGTGGTGCCCATAGCAACAACATTTGTAGATCCTTCCCACTTTCTAACTTTAGACTCTAGATCATAACCTCTTAAATCAACGACGCTACCATCCGCCTGACGAATAGTAAAAGTCGCCGCAAAATCAGTATGTTGATCTACAGACAGATTTACAACTGGTGCTGCCATGGTTTAATATTTTTAACTATTTAGCGGAAGACCAATCAAGGTCATCACCTCTTGCTGCTTAAAATAAAGTTTAGCAAAGGATTTACAAATATTTTGCAATTGCTTTACATCAGTGCATTCATCAATCATTCTTGCCTGTCGTTCGTATTCAAACAACTTTGACATTGAATCAAGTGATATTTGATTTGGATCCATTGATAAACTCCTTTAGTAAAGACTTAATTTCATCCAACTCAGACTTCAAATTTTCAATCGTTTGAGATTGATACTGTCTTTGTTGTCTATCCATAATATACCGTTGATACGCTTGTTTGTCAGTATCAATAATAGCGTTTGTTTGAAGGTCTCTCTCAAGATTGGAGTGACCTTCAACTTTTGCTTTCTTCATCATGCTAGTGCGATAGATCTAAAGTCTTTAATTCTGGGAGATAGTGCTTGATTGCTTGTAGAACTTACGACCTTGATCTGATATCCAGTGAATTGTGGTAGGTTGTTAGCGGTAAAGACGTAATCAATAAATTGACCATCTTGACTTGCAACTACTTGTCTGTCAGAGCGACCACTATTTAAATTGGTATCAATGACTTGACCACTTGCATCTAGGTTGTCATAACCAGGGAAGAGTTCAAAGACTCTTTCAATTTCAGGATTGTCTGTTCTGAATAATCTATATAGGACTCTAATATCAGAAGATGCGGGACGATCAGCAGCAAGCAGAACTTTCAAAGCAGACGCAGGATTCTCAAGAGACACAACTTTAGTCATGTAAACATACTCATGAGGATCTTCATTAACAGTATTTGTTCTACTATCAGTAATATAGTTAGAAACTGGATTGTTGATCTTATTGGAGTGTGTAAGTAGAGATGCAGAAGACAAATCTAGCATTGGGGAAACATTCTCGTCGGTAGTAGAGAAGTTCAATTCAACAGTTAGAGATTTATTAGCGGGCATACCTGCTAGTCTTGCATCTTCATTGATCTTAGAAGCAATCATTCTAGGAGTAGAGAATCTTGTGGTTCCCTCAACAGCGATCTCCTGATATCCTTGATCAACAAACGAAACTTCAGAACCGTCTACGCTGGTTGCAGAAATAGTTCTGATTCTTCCACCAAAACTTGTAGAGTTTGGAATAGTTGTATCTAGAATTGGTTCAATAGCATCAAATTTTACGTTCTTGGTTGCCCTTGCCTCTACACCACCGCCATGCTTATTACTGGTGAAGTTTTGAGTGCCCATAATCTTAACATAATATTGATCATTGGTGATACGATTTTCAATATTTGTGCTGACATTAGCGAAACTATGCTCAGTGTTAACTTTTCTAAGATTAACACCAGCAAACTCATACTTGTGTACTAGTTCACCAACAGCATAAGATCTAGATAGAGTAGAATCAACACCTCTAGTGGAAATGCCTGTAATTTCAGATCCAGAAACACCCGTATAAGAAATTACTTCATCACCGATCAGCAAATAACCAGGATTACCCGCATTGACCTGAGATCCTTCAAACATGTTGAAGTTTGCAGTGCTTGCAACACTAATATTCTCTAGAGTTGTGGAGGCATAACCAACAGTAAGTTTAGTGGGAATTGTATCTCCAACTAGACCACTGATCTTAACCCTATTATTTGCTGCTTGCATACCATGAGCAGGATGGGTTACCCTAAAGTGCTTACCGTCGTTTGCACCAGAGTTGACACTGATTCTATCAGGAATTCTTCCTGGCATGGTGGAACCAACACCAGCAACGGTATACTGGATGGGGTCAGTCTCATTGAAAGTACCAGTAACATTTGTTAGAACAAATGCGTTGGTATTAGTGGTAACTCCAACAGTGAAAACTAGATTTCTACCAAGGTTATTATCACCTAAAGTTGCTGTTAGAGTATCACCAACACTATAACCAGAACCACTATCAGTAACGCAAATAGAATCAATGGTTCCACTTGTGACAGTAATGATACCAACTGCATCTTGACCAATACCAGTTAGGGCGCTGAGAGTTACATTTTGGAATGTTCCATTAGAATACCCCACACCAGCATTTGTGATGGTTAGACCAGCATCATATAGATCAAGAGCACCTTGTAGGGATTCGATAATACCCTTACCAGTTGCATTATCCTGTCGAATTTCAGAACCAACAACGACAGATCCGTTATTGAGATCGGAAGAAAGACCAACAGTTACCTTTTGAGGTAGAACTTCAACTGCGTTAGCAGCAAGAGCATTGCGAGCGCCAAATGTCTCCAGTTTGGGATTATAAAGTCTTAGTGTGCCAAGATTGGTGACAAACTTTGCTTTCTTAGCAACATACTTAATATCCTCAAGTTGGGCAGGAGTCCAAGTAGAAGCATTTTGAGACTTGAACAGAGAACCTAGAGAAGGTTGCTTGTTAATGATAACTTTCTCCAGTTCAGGTAGATCCTTAGTGGAAATATCCTCAGAACCAACTTCAGACACCCAAACATTGTATGCATCAGTATCTGCCTTGAGGACAAATGCATATTCACCAGGTTCTAAGAAAACAGGAGCATCAAATGTAAATGTTGTTGCCGTAGAGGCATTTGTGGAAGTAGTAACTTGTGATGGTTCTAGAGTTACAACAGAACCTGGAACTGTAGTTGTACTTGGAATTCCATTCTCAACCAGAACAATTTCTAGTTGAATAGGAACACTGGTACTCTTAGTTCCAAAGAATACATCCATAGAGGTGTAGAATACACCATTCACATCCTCAACAAAGAAAGTTTGTGCTAGAGGATCAACAGGTCTGGGACGTTGGCGTCTGTTAATTCTTGTTGTGATAACTCTCTGTGCAGAAGAGTCGAAAGGTGCCTCAGCATTACTTACAAATATACCAGGTAGAGGTTCATAAGATAGTTTTTCAGCAGAGAACTTAACAATGTTTGTACCATTGTTGAAAGATGGATTGCTGCTGGGAATATGCATAGATGCTAGAAGAGCACCATTATCATCAGAGATCAGACGAACATCAGAGATAGTTGCTTCTGCTCCACTGGTTTCCCCAACCAGTTTCATACCCTTTCTAACAAAACCATAGAATCTCTCATCCGCCTTCATGTTGAAACTTGCGGTATCGATATTCAAAACCGTAGTAGTTTCGCTGTACTGTGAAGACAGACCAACATTATCGTCGTATGGATTACTGGAGAATGTTAGTGTGGGTCCATTATATGGACCACTCTTATGATCTGCTTGTGCAAGTCTAAATCTTACTCTGACACTAGACTGCGAACCATTTGTGGATGGCATAACACCAACCACTGTTTCACCTGTCTGGAAAGTACCAAGTACGGGAGTAACTTCTAGAAGTTTGGGTATGGTAAACTTTCTAGTATCAGACATGTCAACATCACCAAAACTTGCAAAGAAGTTGGTTCTGGGTTTCAGTCTGGTTGCCGTAATACCAATATTTTGTGATCTTAGTCTATCGATTCTCTGAGATGTAACGATAGTTTCACTGTTGCCCCAACCACCATCAATAGTTCTAAATTCTCTAACAGTCCAATTATCCTGAGAAGGACTCAAGGACATTCTACCAGACCAAGTTACAACATCATATGGGTTAACGTTGACTAGTTTACTAGCAAAGGGTTGATTTGTGTGAGTTACCTCACTATAATCTAGGGTAACAATATTTTTATTTTTTCTGATGTTTTCAGATTGAAGGTCAGTTACATAATCTGCATCAACAGAACCATCAGCATTTTGATTTAGACCAATAATCGATTCAGAACCGATTAGTAGATTTACAGTATCATCATCAGTGCTTGCACTCATGACATTATTATCAATGTCATACTTAATTGCAGGAATTGTTGCATCAGCAACATCAAATGTCCCAAAATTATCAACCAAGAAACCAGATTTGAATCTGTTCAAACCAGTTTCGGGATCTTCAATTAGAAGATTTGCAGTATTAATTTCAAGGAGATTTAGACTTGTGTAGAACTCAAGATTCTCAATTCGCTGATCTAGTTTACCGATGTCAGACATCGTGTATCTTCTGAAGTCAGTCAGCGTGATGGTTACATCATCTTCTGCATTGAAGACATAAGGTTTGTATTGGATAGTGCCCATTTCAAATGAAGCATCACCACTACCTTGGGGAGCGATAGGATTTAGAGAAGGAATACCCTTAGTTACACTAATCGATGCATCTGGATTTAGAGCAATCTTATCAACTCTTCCAAGATAGTGACTATAATCAAAGGTAATGTTTTCACCAGAAACAACCACGTTTGCTACAGATTGACCACTGCCAGCAAAGTTTCTTGAGGTAAACTCAAAGGGGGAGTTGTTACCAGTATATGCAGAAACCCTAGGTCTTAGATCAATAACATCAGTATTTCTACGTCCGCCGAAGGATGGAACATCCTTAGAATAACTGGTTTGTTCGTAAGAATTCTTCGTAAAGAATGCGCCAGTATCACCAGAATCAACAGTGTAGTTATCAAAGAATACTCTGATCTGTCTAGATGGGGCAGGAGCAGCATTCTTACGAACTAGTCTACCAAAATCATAGAACTCTAGTCTCTGACCATTGTCTAGGTTGAAGTCATCTGCAATATTTTGATCACCTGCATTAATAGAAGAAATGATTGCATGAACGCCAGATTGTTGGAACTTAACTCTTTCAGCAACTTCAAAGGATTCCTGATTTTTACCAATATAACGCAGAGTTGTTGTACCATCCTTCTCTAGAATGATGCCAGAAGCGCCAGATGTCTCACCAACAAATGCCTCACCGACAATTGTATCAGCATTATTGCTAGATGGTCCATCAAAAGAAGAGAAAGTGATGGAAGGAATTGTGGGTGCAGAAGTTGTAGAAGACTCAAATACTGCGTGAACTCTTACAATATCAGGAAGATTTAGAGAGATCTCTCTATCTTGAACTCTAGTACCATAAATCGTATTATAAGTTAGACCATCCTGAGTTGCAGTTGTGACACCAGAGGATTGATCTCTAGAACCCGAAACAGTAATAGAAGAGCACTTATTCAGCAATTTGCCTTTATGACTAATCTTGCTGGTTTGCTGTGTAGTAATTACCTTTACATTCGATGCAGATGATTTGCTTAGACCATCAAATACTACGGATTTACCTGCACCAACGATCCTCATCTGATCGCTTGTAAGAGGTTCTACAGTTCCATCAGCATACGAAATAACATATCTTTCTTCATCGAATGGTGCATATACAAAATCAGAACCAGTCAAAGAATCTAGATTTAGGGTGCTATCAGCGACTGTTTCATTTGTATATTCTTTTCTAATGAATAGATCTGAGTTGGTGAGATCAACATTGGAAATATACTCATTTGGCATTGCAGAGTACAAATATCCAGAATTAGGACTTACGACTCTCAAACCTACAACCGAAAGTCCGCTTAGAGTTGCACTTGATGCAGGAAGACCACCATGAGAAACACCAATGACACTGGTTGTTGCTTCAACAGTAACATTATTTGTTGCAACTGCAGTAACTCTATTGTAAATGATTGAAGAAATGCCAACATTAGTATATGCAATAATATCGCCAACTTTGGCATTTAATTGCCAACCATTATTCTGACTGGTAATTGTGGAGATTGCAGATGCACCAGATCCTGGAGTAATATTAAATGCTTGTGCTCCGAAAGAATGAAGTGTGCTCAGTCTAAAATCAGCAGCAAATGTAGTGATACCAGATTCGGATCTGATAGATTTGGCATCTGTTAGACTATGTGCGATGACAGTGCTAATAACCCTACCATTATTGACACCATTGACAATGATCTGCTCATCGGCAAGGAAAGTTCCTACAGTGTCCTGTAGAGTTAGTATTGCCCCATTTCTAGACCTTAGGAAACCCCTAGCACCGCTGTTTTTACCTTGAATAAGTGCAGGAGCATCAATTACCAACTCTTGATTTAGTGTAAGATCAGTAAATGTCTGAACATCAAACAATGCTAGTTCAAATACGGAAGCATCATCTGCATAAGCGGCATTTTGAAGTTTATAATCATAAACTCTAGCAACACCGATGCTAAAACCAGGAGTACCATCTTGATCGGTGCCTAGTCTTTCGTCGCGCAGATCTACGGTAAGAGTTGTACCGATACCAACAGAGGCAGCACCATAAACATTATTAACACGGAAAATATTCCCTGTCTCAAAAGGAATGGCAGCACTCTTTACTGTTCTTGTGGTTCTTGGTTTTTCAATGTCAACAAATTGGTTACCTACCAATTCAGTTTCATAACCTTTGATATATGCTTTGCCAGGACTGACCTGTGCTAGCATCAGGTCTTCGGATGGTGTATTTCCTTGGATTGTAGTCTCTTCTGGGAAAAATACGCCAAAATTATCGTATCTATTGTTTAGAGATTCTTTAGGATTAACCTGGAACTTATTAATATAGTAATTTCCAGACTCATCATAAGTTCTTCTTGCTAGTTCATCAGAAATGATGCTATATTGAGTCTTGTTATTGAGTTTTATTACCTCACCATTTCTAATGGTGACTAGTTCAATGAAATTTTCGTCTCTATAATCGTCAATCTCTTTTTTAATTAGACCCAAAGAAAGTTTGAATCTATCTGCGCCAGGAGCAGTATAGTTATTAAATCCTTGAGCGTTATCATACAGAGTGTTATCATCAATCGCAGTAACAATCTCTTCGGTTACAAAGAAACCAACTCTGTACGAGGTATCATTTGCATAAGGATCTAGTACAAGTGTTGTAGAAGGTACACTGACAAAATACCCCCTTACAAAGAAAACACCCTCATCTACAGTGACGGCAGAACCAATCGAAGTCGCTTCAGCGGTAATACAGGAAGCAACTTCAGTGCCAACTGTAAATGTAGTAAAGTTCTCAGTGAACTGTTCATTCGTGATTAGTGTCTCACCATCTAGAAATACACTAGATGTAAAATCTGTAGCAGACTTTCTATATTTGATGAATAGTGTAGTACCCTTTGTTGTGGGGTCATTAGAGGAAAGAACTGCCTTTACGATTGCGGTAATACCTGATGTTTTACCTCTAATCTCCCTACCGACAAGTCCCATATAGTAGGATTCAACGTCTGCCCCAAAAAACGTTGAATTTACAACTACTGATGTGTAAGAATTATCATACGCGACAGATCCAGGTAGGACAACAGATCCTTCCTTGAAGATGTGCTTACCAAACTTTTCTACTTGATCCTGAAGGATCGATTGTAGATTGTTTAGTTCTCGCGCTTGAACTGGGGTGCCTGCCTTAAAAAGAACTTGGAAATAGTTCTTTGAGGAGTCAAAATCATCATAATATGGTGTGATGTTGAAGTTGGTGTTCTGGGGCATCGTATTAGAACTCTAAAACAATCTTGATATCTTCTCGTTGGTTTTGCGACCTGGTAATTTCCGCTCTGTTATCAATGTAAACAATGTCACCTGAGTATTTTTTAAATTCAGGAGAGGCAAGACCATTAGTTACGGTTCTACCAAAATAATAAACACGAGAGTTGACAGTTGTGGATAGTCCAGTAAACGTAGTTTCAATACCAACAGACGCAGTACCTGTAGTTGTTGTAACTGTAACGTTTGTAGAACCCCCGCTACCAGGAGTGCTAGTAAATCTATTTAGTGTGTATCCATAGGTGGGTGTTCCAGTTGCAACATCCCTATCTTGCCAGTATGATAGAATTTTGGTGGTGCTATCATAATTAACAATCTTACCGATTGCAGTTGATCCAACACCAATAGTTTGGGTAAGATCACCATCAATCTGAACTGATAGATTTTCAGAAGTTGCACCAGTTAATCTGAGTGCATATGTAGTGTTTAGGGTGGATTGTGTCTGAATTGTATTAGAACCTGGTTGTGTGGGGTTCTTCAGAATACCGATTTGTGCGAATTGGTTCCCTACAAAAAAGTCGGGGTTCGATGCATCGGTATTTTCAAGTCGTGCATAGAGAAGTGCTCTGAAAGCACCAAGTTCTCTGTAAACGTCATAACCGTGACCACCAGGGGGTGGGATGATGACATCAAACACGGCACCACTACCAGTCACAACGCTATCAAGATCAAGTGTTGCAAAGGTATATCCAGAACCACCGTTAGTAACAGTAACACTTGTGGGTTTACCGTTGGTGAAAAATACCGCTGCGGTGGCACCAAAACCATCACCTTTAACAGGTACGTTTTCCTTTAGACCACTAAATTGATAAGAAGCAGCAGATGTGTCATTAATTGTAATGACACTAATTTTACCATCTACAGAAGCATTTTTGACATCAGATCCAGTTGCCGTTGTAGATCCCCAGTTTTCAGGAACTGGAACATAATCAACGCTATCAAATTTGATAATATCGCTAGGACTAATAGTATAAAGATATTTCCAAATATAACCGTCAGATTCTAGTCTTGGTTCTAGATCGGTGTGAACTGGTTCTTCAGTGGAGAAAGTACCATTCCCACTGTTTGCGGGCGAAGCACCATTATAAAGACACTCATAAACTCTAAAGTCGGAGTTTACAACATAATAGTTTGCACTGTACAAATTGGTTGAACTGGTCTGGGGAGACAAATTCGTTACACTGTAATCATGACGATACATCTCATAGATACTGCCTGAAGACCAATCAAGTTTTCTGACAACCCTTTTTACGTCAGAGGGCGTCAATTTTTTAGCAGCAAGACAATTATCAAAGATATTGTTGTAATTATCAAAGTTATCAATTGGGGAAGGAGTATTACTATTCCAGTCACCATCGGTTGCCGTGGCATCTGGCAAACCAACAAAAACATAGTAACTATTGTCAGAAGTCGAAACGCCACTGACAAAATTTGCACAGTTCAAAATTTTAATTTGGTCAGTAATTATTGCGGGCATTTTTAGACAATTTTTTTTCTATTTAGGGTTGATTGCGTAAGGGTCTGGTTTTACCTTACCGTGGTGTTCAAACCATCTATTGGTATAGTCATTAATATTCGCACAAATATCGTCACGTACTTCTACAGGAATGGAAAGTAAGAAACTATTAGTGCTATATCTAACACCACTTTTAATTGGGGTAACTTCATGAACCCAGAAATAATCTGCTGGCCATATCATCATCTCGCCACGCTTTAATCGGACGCTATGTTGACCATTAAAAAACTTAAAAACCCCGCCAGTATACTCTTCATTTAGATTAAATGTTACGCTTCCGTAACCAAAAGCATCATGATCTGTATGTGGGTGAATTTTACCCCCAACACTATATTTAAGTAGTCTATAAACGTGGGAATACATCAATGATTCCCTCAAACCTGTCATATGAAAAGCACCAAATCGATCTAGGTAATCTAGATATTGATTTACTGCTTGTTCAGTCTTCCTGAACATCAAATCACCTGCTTCAGTACCAAGTTGTAGTACTACTCTACTAAACGTTGAATAAGTATCTATACCTGTAGTAGAATCTGGGCAATGCTCTAAATCACTTTCACTTGCCCTAGATTCATACTCCTCTATAAGAAACTGACATTCATCTTTTGACAAAAATTTCGGAACTCTATAAATGAGATCCGTCATCTTAAAATTCATGGCAATACGTGCGATCTTATAATGGAGGGTGCAGTAGAGAGACCAGTCAATCCGTTGTTTGTGTTAACATTAAACTGTTTACCATTAGTAGGTCTGGAAACTTGGAACTTCGCCCAAGAAAATTCACCAAAACTTGTACCAATACCAGATGTCATCCCCGATGTATTTACACCATGATCCGTAGCAACTTTTGTATGTACTCTGACAGTTGAAATAGCACCTGCCGTTATATACTCATAATGAGCAACTTGGAAGACGCCATCAAGATTTTCTGTAGAAATACCGATAACCGCATCATCACGATCAAGAGCAGTTACACCAGCACCAACGTTAGTTCTGGACAAAATAAAGTAATCATGAGTTGCAATACCAGATCTAGTGAGATTCCCCAATGATCCATCACGGATTGGAGAATCGAAGGGAATGAAGAAATCTAATTGTAGACCCGTTGCGGTAGTGCCAACACCAGTGATAATACCAAAATCACCAGATACAGCAACACCCCTTCTAGTTTCAATTCTTGCTGGTGGTGCGTCAATAAACACAACAGGAGCATCGGAGAAAGTATAACCTGCACCAGGATTAGTAAATACAAAATCAGTGACTGTGCCTGCTGCAGAAACACCAGCAGTAACAATGGCAGTTGTACCAATACCTGGTCCTGCAATGACAACCGTAGGCGCTTTCCAGAAACCTGCACCAGGATTAGACAGTGTGATACTTGCAACTGTACCGAACCCAGAAATTGTTGCAGTACCAATCGCCGCCTGACGTGTTACAAATTCACTATCAATAATTTTAATATCAAACTCAGATATATCTGGTTGTTCTACTTTTTCAAATAGAAGATCGGCATTTTGTGCATATAGATGACTTGTTGTTGTGCCAACAGTCTGAATAATTCTGGTAGTTGGATTAATTCTGGCCTTGTAAATATCTCTCGCCTTACTGATAATTTCACCGCCAACGATAGCATCATTTTGCTGTTTGTACCAGTTAATAGGTCTCAGTGGATTAGTTACCGATGAGATGCCAACACCAGCATACAGAGGTGTATTTAAGGTAACCGTATCTTCAATGCCGCTGATATATCTCTCATCCTGCGTTACGGGAAGAGTCTTATCAGTGGACTTTTCAATTACTACCGTATCGCCAGGTTTAATGGTCTGTGGTTCTGTTCTTTCTTCAACGTCGGCATCAGTACCAATATAAACAAAGATCTGCATCTCAGACCCTTCTACGGGTGCCTCACTGAAGATTAATTCATTACCACCATTGAACTCATACGAAACACCAGGTTCCTGCAAAACATCATTCAGGAAAATGACCAAATGAGAATCTAATTCAACAGAAGAACCTGGTTCTTTTTCAATATTATAAACTCTCTGAACTCCCGCCGTAGTCTCCTTAAGTGTAAAGATTCTAGATCCACCATCAAATTCACTGGACAAATCATCCAACAACTTCAACTTACCAGGAGTCCAACCTGTAAAAGTATCATCCTGTACGTCAGTAACTGTTAATTTAAAGGGAATGAAATCAGCGCCAGCGTTACTATCGGTCTTCATACCAACAATAGTCAATTCATCACCGACTCGATAGTTATAACCCAGATTGCCGAGTTTAAAGTCATTGACACTAGATCCGATGCCAACGGTAGCAACAACAGAAGCACCAATACCAGTCAAACTTCCTTCCAGAGACATATCATCGTAAGGAAGTGGGAATTGGAAGACAGGTTCTGGTTCTTTACCATTCGCCCAAGTATATCCTGTACCAGGACTGGTAATAATTACAGAACTTGCATCAATGTATCCATCAACAACTGTAAATGTTCCCTCTGCTCCAGTTCCTAAACCAGATTTAGAGTTAAATTGAATCTGATATGTATTATCTCTATATCCAGATCCCGTATAAGCAATGGATACACTTGCTACCGTACCCAATCCAGATACAATCGCAGTGCCAACACCCGCATATTGAGGTTGATATCCTGTGCCAGGAGTAGATGCAACAGATACAATAATACCTCTTCTGGGAACGGCGTTTTGATTTACTTCGTAATGACTAGTGATGTAAGTTCCTGCTAAGTTTTTAGCGCCAGTAAAGGTAATCGAAGTTGCTGCTCCAACCTCATCAAAATCATAATCAATAGTAGGTCTTTGGAAGATATTATTGATCAAAATAATTCCATTATCAGTTGCCATACCAACGGTGTTAATACCGTTACTCTTAATACTGAAAGTGGTAGCAGCACCAGTAAATTGACCAGAAATATCGTCGATCAGTAGATTTGTTGTGTAATCAGATCTAATGAAGAAGCGCCCGTTAAACTTACTTTCTGAGGGGAACTCACCATCAACAATTAAAACGTGTGTACCAACACCAACGTTGGCAAGTTGAATTGTATTGATACCCGCTAAGGCGTCACCCCTATCTGTAGTAAAACCAAAGTTATTTTGATAGTTTCTGATAAGGAAATAATCTGTATTATTCTCTAGTGGTTGTGGAGGAAAACCAGAAAGTAGTTTTACACCAGTTCCTTGCTGGAAAGCATCATTCTTGAATGTAAAACTACTCGTAGCGGCATCAAAGAAATCTGATTTAATACCGATTTGAGCACCTTGCCATCCGACAGGCAAGTCAGAGAATGTCAATACATCGCCATCAATATTGTAGTTGCCGTTGAGAAGAGTTGCTGTAATTGGTACGGAGTGATTTAATCTTGTAGTGTTTACCCAAGCACGATCAACGAGTAGTTTATTTTCAGAGTTTGCATACCCAATAGTTCTAACACGCAGAATTTCATCACCAATGCGGATTAGACCATTAGGTTTTATATTACTAACATCATCAAGATCAACTTCAGTATTTGAAATATAATAAGCAGTAGTAGTATGTGCGCTATCAGTAATGGGTGATTGAACAACACCATCAAGAGAAATAATAGATCTAGTATTTTCCTTGATCGATTTTAATGTGTGTGTTGTACCAATTCCGACACTAGTAAATGTAATGTAATCATCATTCAAAGCATAGGTTCTACCAGCAGCAACTCTGATCTTATTTTCTGCTACCTTGATTGCAAAAACTGATGATGGCAAAAAATCTGTGCCACCAACACCAGGGCTGCTACTATCGATGCGGATCTCATTACCTGATGTGGGCAAGTTAGCACTATAAATGAGTTCCTCACCAGTAACCATGTAATGCTGGGGGATTTTAATGGTATTCTCAGTAACATCTACCACATCAGAATTTGATGCATCAAACTCTTTCCTGAACACGGGAAATCCCTCATGCTTCAGTTTGAAAGAGTAATTTACATTGTCTCCAAGAGCATTGAACTTCTTGTTGGTAGATCTTAGTTCAAATCCCGCCATTATAGTTTCTAGATATTTAGGTTACAGTTCGACGACCGCATTTGAGGCAGCATCATCTGGGTTATTAATACGAATACTGCTTACCCTTACCACATACTCTTTATTTGCCTTGGGCAGGAACTGGAGGATAACATTCTCATCAGCGGTGTACGCAACAGTAGTATTATCCATGTCACGCTTGGGTTCAGATGCGTCAGTAGTAACTGAATTATATTTATTGACGCTCACGCCATGATCATTTGCAGCAGTTGTAACAATAAACACTGAATACTGATTATCAGTTACGTTTTCAACCTCAACATGACTCTTAGTTGCTTTATAATGACTTGATGGCATTGCTGTAATGGATGTAATGCCAGGACTACCACTAGATGGAATATTAACTCTATCAGTGATTAGATCCACATCGCCAACTGGAAGACTACTAATACCAGCAGAAGGAACCGTAGTCCCAACTCCAACAGCAGTTGTGAAAACGGACATTGTTACGCCCAATCCTGCCTGTGGAATAAAGGTTGGTAGAATCTCCGTAGTACCACTCATATCAATGAAGCATGTGCCCAAAGAACCACTATTAATATCAGAGTAAACGGATTGGAAAGCAGTTTCACCAACACCTAGGAAGGTAACTTCCTTGACTTGAGTAATCCCATTTGTAGAAACACCCGCAAATACTGAGGTGCCGCTTCTGTAATCTGCCGTACTAAACCTGCCAAATACATGAGATGTAGATGGATCTGCAGATGCGATTTCGGATGTAATACCAATCTTTGTGGTGTTACCGTATGATGTAGACCCCACTCCAACAATACCGTCAATCGTTTCTCTATAATCGTTGATGAAATAATCATAGAAAGGATTATTAGGAATAAATCTAACACTATAATAGTTAGACTCTTGAATAACTTCAAAATCGCCAATATCAAGATCTTCAATAAGATCAGAATATGAAGTACTCATTACATCATCTCTATCAAATGTAACCATCAGTTCACCATACTTACTATTGTAAGTGCTAACGCCAGCAGTACCAGAGATGGCGATAGAGAGATGATATTTAACAGAGCGATTGGTTGGAACACCGACAGTATTAATTCTATCAAGTTCAATAAATGCATCAGGATATCTCAGCGTATCACTGAAAAATTCTGGAGATATGTCATCAAAAGAATACGCTCTACTACCAATAATTTTAATGCTATCACCAAATCTCGTAGAATTGAATGTGATTTCATCAGATGCGGTTCCATTATTTTTCAAGTTTTCACTTACTAGATCATAATGATTTTCCGCAAATACTCTTGCCTCATTAGTTGTGATAATAACAGTTCTAGATGTACTCAGGGCATTGGGAGTCATGGCACTGGAAATGCCAAGACTATCTGAAGCGATGAGCATATCACCAAACTTCTCAAAACCAGTAGTATGTGCTAGAGAATCAACAGGTTCACCCCAACTTGCAATACCTACCCTACTCTTGACAGAGTAAGAGAAGTTCTGATAGTAATCATTATCAGCAACACGCTCAAAGAACTCATTAGTTTTACCTGTGTTTGTGAGCCAGTCATTTGCAGTTAGTTTGGTAGCACTGACGCTGAAATAACCTTCACTACTATTAATCTTGGAGATAATTCCTTTGGAATTAGACTCTTTACCATAAAGGTAATTGCCAGTACTTAGACCAGAAATAGACTCAAGACCAATGTCTCTGACATAGTTAGAATCAGAGTCTGAAACTTTATGCTCGACAGTACCATTAGTTACAGTCTCACCTGGGATGAAAGATGCCTCTTTCAAATTTAATGTAAATGTTGGTAGATTCTTAACGTTTGATACCGTAGCGGTTTGACTTACGGAAGTGAGAATTCCTGGATTGGAAGGAGCATCATATGTAATAGTCGCTTGATTTCTCTTACTGAAATTAGTATTAACGCCAGTTAGTGTAAAGTATGTAAAGTCATAATCTTCAGAGTTATATCCATCGCCACTACCAGCATTAATTACTGCATTTTCAACAAAGACTTGATCGCCAACTGCAAATGGTAGTGGATTGTCCGTAGTGAATCCTGATAGAGGGGTCTCTAGAGTAAGAATCAAACTACCAGAAGAGTATGTACCAGTGATAATACCAACACCATTGGTATTATTAACGGGGATAATTCTGTTTCCTGCAAAACTGAAGTTGTTTCCACCATCAACGACAGTCACTGAATTTACCGAAGAACTTCTCATATTCGCTTTTAGCGACGCAGAGGTATTCTTTGTTTTGGTAATATCATTAAATACGATCAAATCTGGGGCAGACAAATACTTACCACCAGTTGTAACAACACCAACCGAAGAAACATAATAACTATCGGATAGAGTTACAATCTGAGGTAGATTTGCATATGGTCTCAGTGTGGGATCGGAGGGGTAGTTAATACCATATTTGAAGATATCCGCAGACTCAATATGCTCTGCTTTCAGACTGATTGCCTTCAGAGATGCGCCAGTGCCCGTTGTAGAGGCGACAGAGACCGTTGGAAGGACCGTATAGTTCCTACCACCGTCTTTAATTTGAATGCTGCTGATGGGTCCTCTAGTGACCTTAGAGAGCGAGTCATAAGTTCTTAGAACTGGATCGGAACTGTATCCAACTCTTTCGGGTAGATCAAAAATATTATAACCGAAAGTAGTGTCTGTAATCGTGGTAATTGCCACCTTACCAGAAAACTTACTATCCCTTACAATGATTTTATTGAAATCTACAATATTAGTGTCTACGTTAACAACTTTATTACTAATATCACTTTCAAATCTATAGTAAAGTTCATCAGGAACACCTTTAGAGAAGGTGATTGTTGTAATTCCAGAACTATTCCGCTTTACTTCTATCGTTGTAGAACCACTACCAACAAACTGTTTGGTGAATTTGTTGTCTCGATAGAATTTGACATGCAAATTACTCATAGTAGTGCTAGTACTAATGAACTCTAAATTATCTCCTCTAGTGACAAACAGTGGTGGGTTAATGCTGGACCCAATACTTACCTTTCTCGAATCGGTAGAATATGTTGTATAGACGGCACTAGTTGCCGAAGAAACAACATTCATCTTGACTTGATCATTTAATTGAAGTCCGTGATTACCAACGGTAGTAACTTCAACATCAACTTTTCTTAGGTTACCAGTTACAACATCCCTTCTCGATCTAAAGAAGTGTGTGCTGCCAACACCAACTGTGGAGAAGAACAGACGGTCTGTTACAGAGTTAATGCCTGCTTTAGTAGTTACTAGACCAACAAGATCACTGCCGACTTTAACGATGTACAAATCATCTGGCATATTAGTAGTAGTACTACCGTCATAAGAAATAACAATCTTATCTCCGCCATTTGCGCTATAACCAACGTATTCACCGTGTGCAAAACTATGGTCAGGAAGTCTAATGGTTCTGGTAGGAATAAATGCGGTTGCAATACCCCCATTACCCATATAGGACACGGTGGAACCGATACCAACTCCATAAGATAGTCCTAGACCAACACTTTGAGAGGGGTCAAAGAAAACAATACTATCTGTGGGAGGAGTAGTTCCAGGTAGATTTTTCTTGCTGTAAGTGAACTTTTTCTCTTGTCTAGTAATTACAGAACCTGTGGCATGTGTTGCCTTAGAAGTTCCATTTACTGCACGCTCTACTCTCAGAATGTTGTTGTCAATATCCTTGTTGACAACACGCATATCTTCATGGTCGATGCGAATGATGTCGTCAATATCAAAAATATTGAGAGAGTCGGAGATCGTAATCTCATCAACATTGAGTACACTCTGCATAGAAGTAGTCAAACCAGATGTGGTTAGACCGACTTTTACGCGGAAGATTCCCTCATACCCACTATAAGTAGCGGAAGAGATACCACTAATTTTGACATATTCCGCGTTCTTTAACCCATGAGGTGCGGAAGTGTGAATACCAGTGACGGTATCGCGATCAGAAGAGAAGACAATGTTCTCTAGATTAGTTAATGTAGAAGTAATCGTACTAATTTGATTACCAACAACACTTTCAACAACAGCGATTGCGCCAAATCCACTTTCTCCACCAGTGAAAGTTAATTTATCACCAACATTATATTCGATACCAGGTTGCAGAATCGCAACGTCGTTAATGATGCCTTTGGTTAATCCAGTAATTTTTGCAACTTTAGTTGAGGGATTAACCTGCTCCAAGAACTCATAACCATTCTCAGATAACTTATAACGATAAGTATTTTTGGTAAGTTCAAGTTTACTCACATCATCATGCTGGTCTAATCTATCTACAAAGTTATCTGGATTAGCATAGTAGTTCAGAGAAGGACCGACAACATAGGGATAAACGGGTTTTCTAGATCTGTAGAATGGATCATTAGTATCAGAATCGATCGCAGATTCTACCAAAGCAAAATATGCATAGACTCCATTAGGATATTCTGGTGTAACACAGAATCTACCATTGTACTGATCAAGGTCGCCACTTCCAGGAATATAAGTAAAATCCTCTATAAACATACCCGCTTTGAAGGTTGCCGTTGGAGGACCACCATTTCTACTGCCAGTAATCTTACTATAACTAGACTCTAGGTATTTTACACCACCAGTACCATTGGGATTTGCAAATCCTCTAGGACCATAGATTGGAGATCCATCATACGTCCAACCAATAATTTTTGAGTGCGTGGTATCAGTGATTTCATCTCCATTCGCATCTCTAGAAAGATCTGATACAGACTCTCTAAGTTTTCTAGGTGCATAATAAGAAACAACAGGCAGTTCTTTACCATCTACTCTTTCGCCAACTGGGAAAAGATCATCGGTAGAAGTATAATCATAATTCTTGCTGACGGGGTTGATACTCCACTCTTCCAAATCAGTCAAGAAAACCGCCCCAGAACCCCTCACAGAGGCGCTAAGTGCAGTTCCAAGGGTAGAGTACCCAATACCCGTTTTAGCGACCGTAGCGGCGGTTATAACGCCATTCTCAATGGTGGGAACGATCTCTGCTCCAGTACCGATACCAGTAACTGTAATAACGGTTGTAGAGAAGTAATTTTTACCGCCATTAGCAACGTTAACACTAGTGATGCGTCCATTATTGATCACTGGTCTGAGAACGGCATTCTCACCAGTCACAACATTCACTTCTGGTCTATAATAGTCATCAATAATTAGAGAACCCCAACCAGATCCTTCCTGACCATATACAACATGAGTTCCAACAATCTTACCAGATGCCAAAACTTCTACAGTTGCATTGGCGGTTGTAATACCCTGTCTACCCTTAAGTGTCGCAACAATTGGTGGGTGATAGAGGTGATGAGTACCAACACCAACGGATACTAGATCTACGGTTGTAGAAAGATCTGTCGAAATTGACAACCTGAGGTTATCTTTATCTACTATTTTAATATAATAATCAACGGTAGTGGATAGACCACTAATAGCAGCACCCTTAGAAGTATAGTTTACGATATCACTATTTTGATATCCGTGATCTTGGATTTTAATTGTATTAGTAAAAGTATTAACGCCTACTGGTCCAAAGGTAACTTCGTGGTTTGCATATCCAGAACCACCATTCACAACAACGATGCTGTCAACTACATTTCTAGTAGCAACTGTTTCAAAAGTATGGTCACCAATACCGTTTGTTGTGATGCCAATAAAGTTAGTACCCAATTGAGCATCTGCCAAAGATGCCGCAAGTTTGATACTGTAGTCGTTCTCTTTAATGACGTAATAAGTAGCACCACTAACTAACTGCTCAGCAGTACCAATACCGATCTGTTTATTGCCCAGAGAATTATATACGATTTTCTCGTAATTCTTGAACTCGTGGGTTTCGAGGAAGGTAAATGTATCTGTAGCAGTATTAACAACACCACCAGTGGAAGTAGAGTCAAAGGTGATTTTTTTATGTACGGACTTCATTCGTACATCGCCAATGAAACCCTTACCATTGCCGCCCTGAAGCGTTAGTTTGGGCACTTCTAGATAATCTACACCTGGAGTTAAAACACGCAGTCCAGAGATGCTTCCAAGGACGTGTGGGATGATGGATGCACCAAGACCAGTATGACCAGTTTGGGTTACAGAAAGTCTAGGTCTATCGTGGATGCCATAATCAGATCCACCATTCAGTACATTGACTTTTGTGATTGGTCCGTAGTAGACTTTGTTATCAGATTTTGGCGTAGAAATTTCGATACCGTTCAAAAACAGACCAACACTATCGCCCTGAATGAACTCTTGTCTTTCAGATCCAAATGTTTGTTTTTTGGGGAAACTCTTAATTTGATGTTGTGGTTGAATACCCTTACCGTAGAATTCCTTAGGAGTCAACTTATAATTTCTTGCCCCTAAAGATGAAGCGTCTACTTCACCATAAACATTAACATACTGACCCTTTCGTGCCGCAGATGGGGAAATGGTAAGATACAGGTTATCACCATTAACCTTCTTTACAACATAAGATCTACCCGTTTCAAGACCAGCAGCACCTTTTGTTGCATCAGATGGCGAATAAACAACTTCATCACCATCAAAGAACCCGTGGTTAGTCAAAGAAATCTGGGCACTAATTCCAGTCACACCAGAGTTATTGAAAGTTCTTACTCTCTTTGTTACTGTGATATCATAACTTGGTAGACCTGTAGTGGCGACATATACATCATTTTTTGTGTTGTAAATGTTTTGGATATTAGTAGTGTATTGATTCAAATAACCGTTTGCACTACTGAATGCAAACTTAATCTTTGTTCTGATGTAATACTTGGTAACACCAGTAGCGTCTAGTACAGAACCGCCAATAACAGTAGTAGTTGCGGGACCACCATTACCAGAAACAGTAAATTCAAGTTCTGCGCCTGTACTGCTATCAATAACAAGAATCTTATCTCCAATCATCAAGAAGTGATCAGAACTACACTCCAGTCGATATTGATTCGATCCAAGACTTACAACTCTATCTACATTACTTCTAGTGGGGATATTTTCAAGCCAAGAAGTGAAATGTAATCCTTTTTCGTTAGAACCAAACCCCTTAACTCCAAATGTATCTCCTTTCTTCTGAGCATCCGCATCAGAATAGAACTGGTCAAGAACACCAGTCAATCTAAACTTTTGAACACTTACACCATCATCAACAGTCAGACTGTCAAAGGAAAATATTTCCGCAGTTGCATCAGATGTTGTTGTAATTCCAGAACACCCGAAAAACTGGTTATAACTCTTTGAGGTATAAGTTACTTCTTCAGTATTGAGTAGAATTGATCCAGAAGTACTAAAACCAACAGTAGAATCAACTGTGATGACAGTTGCACCAACTGCAACAGGACTAGTAACCCTTGTTATGCCGTTCTGAACAAAGATCCCTTCAATATTCTCTTCATTTGTAAAGATCTTATAATAAATTGGTCCATTAGGAATTCTAACAGAGTCAAGTGCAGAAATTGGGCAAGATGCGCCTGTAGAACTCTGTGTAATGGACTTACCGATCAGAGTTGCCGTTGTGATACCTGCATCATTGTCAGATCTTGCGATAAGAACGGTCTTCTTATCCCATTTTGCTTCAGATGGTCTAAAAAGAAAATCCTGTGGTCTAATTATAGACGCATCTTCGTTGTAGAGTACGCGGAAAAGGATTCTGAACGCTTCTTCTGTACCTTTTGTGCGATAAAAGTCCTTTACTTGACGAATAAAGTTAGATCTGCTAACATTCTCATTAAAATCTCTGTCTTCAAACCCAGGAGAAAAGAGTTCTTTAGTCTTTTTAAAAAACTCTTGCAGGAAAAGACTGCTTAGATTAGTTACAGTGCTTAATCCAGCGTGAAAAGATGCTGAAGTTTCAGAAAATACTAGAGATTGGGGATCGTTAGTCTTGTGGTAGTTAGAAATACCACTAAAACCACGGACACATCCAGTAAACGAGTTTGTAGTAATCCCCGTGTACGTAATAATCTCGTCACCAATCTTCAGTAGACCATATTTCTGAGGCCAACCATCAGTAGAGTCAACATACACTACATCATCAAACTGTCCCAAGTCAGATGATGAAAGATTTGTAGATTTTGTTAAATTGACATTGTTTAGAAAGTCTAGATTTTTGTAATCCTGCAGACTCTCGGCAATATCAATTACACCCCCCTGGAATTCCTGAGAGATGTAATATTGACGCATGAAATCGACAAATTCAGGATTATCGTTTACGATAAAATCAGGAATCTGATTATCAATTACTTCATTGACTTGAACTCTGTTGATGGAGGTGTCGATCATCTCTTATCTTACTATCGTTCCGTTAGAATAACTGGATTGGGACTCAAAAGTAGTGCCAGATACATTTGCACCAGATGCAATCAAATCTTTTCTCATATAGATGTTGCTATTTGCAATATCCAGTTGAAGATACAATTCTTTTCTGGCAACAACATCATTAGAAAGTGGAACTGCTTCAACTTCAATGACGTTGTTTGGTTTAGCGGTGCTGATTATATTTAACGTGTTCAAAAGGATCTCACCTTTTTCATAATTAACGGAACCAATATTGTTAATCATGATCACCATTTCACCATTCAGAATTTTAAATAGGAACAATGCTCCAGTTTTTACACCTTGCTGAACGGGGGCAGATGCCGCAAGAGCACCTTGCGTAGTTAGTGTCGCACTAATATTGTTAGGAACGATAGAATCACTAATATAAACAGTATCGTTGGGGAACTCAGCAATCGTGAAACCAGAAGACTTAATGTTATGTCTTGGTTTCTGCCTGTAGAATTCATTGTCAAAACATAGTTCATAAGCAGCATTTTGAGCAATTGCTGCTACCATATTCCTTCTAATCTTAACGTGTGTAATGTTAGAAGTAATCGATGTGGAGACATCATCAATGAGACCGATCGTCTTACTATATCTAAAACGACCACCAAACCTATTCACTTCATTACTAGACGCATATTGACTCAAAGAGTAGTTAATATTACTCTTTAGAGTGTCCACATCACCCGTATAGTTGGGATCGTAGTAAACATAAGAGTCAAGTTCTACATACAAATACTTAATATCGATGAGTTGAGGTACAATTCCTGCAACAGAGTAACTTTTTAGACTCTGAACGATACTATCCTTGGTCGATTTTGACAAAAATGTGCCGTTTCTGGGTTTTACTGCCAAAAATACGCGCCCATATTGGGGAGGATCTAGTTCTTCTCCACCATAAGCAGTAACAGAGTCAATATTTGGGTACAATGTAGGCAGAATCGCCTCATAATCGGACGCTGTGACCGCTCTGTACTGCGAGGAATAGAGTCTTGGAGCATAAGTCTTGATAGATGACACAGACTCGATGTCATCGCCGTTAGATGCGGGTGTTACTGCAGTAGGAGTAGCGACAAATGAACTAATTGCTGCCCCATCTTGGTCATTAATGATGCCAGAGAAAGTAAAATTACTAACCCCATTCGATTCTTTTCCGTTTGTGACAATGTAACTAACTGTCACATAGTTATTATTCTGCAATTTCTTGCCAAAAACACCATCACCGAACAAAAGTTCGTACTTTTCGTCGGTTGTTTCTTGAATTAGGTATGTATTTGACGTAGAATTGATGCCAATAATGTTATCAACCAGTCTAAAAGAGGTAGAAGTCGTACTTGCTTGAGTATCTTTGACTTTCACGCGGATTGTAGAGGTGTCAATATTGGCATTTGGTAGTACAAAACGCTGATTTGGTTGCGAAGTGTCTACAACAAAGTTTTGAGTAATGAAATTACCTTGGTAAATGTTCATATTACCCAAGGCAGTACTATTACTTGCGCTAATTGTGATCTCTTCAGGGATAGAAAATACGTAATTGGCGTCGGAGGCGTTACCAAGCGCCACAATTCCTGGTTGAATTGCCACCAAAGAGGTATTAGAAGAGATACCTGCAATAGAAAGGTTAATATTTGCGATTGCAGCACGCTTTGAGCGGGGTACATACCCAATATTACGCGCCAATGATACAATATTTTCCCTTAGAGTCGCTGTATCAATGAAAGATTCATTGACTGCCATGTTCGTATTGAACGCAGTCAGGTAAGTATTGTACGCTAGAGTGTTGATAATGACAGAAAGGTTAGAACCTTCAAAGTCAAAGTCCGTAAAATTACTATTAGACCTCAAATAGTCCTTGATAGACGCTTTAATGTCCTCAAAATTTAGATTCGTGAACTGTGTAAAGGTCATTATAGTCTAGTTGGTTGTAGTACGAACGTAATAATCTGTGCAGGAAACTCCAATCCAACAATATCATACTTTACGGTAACACTCAAAGCGTTCTCATCGGGTCTAACATCAAGTAAAACATCAGTTAATCTGACCCTTGGTTCAAAGTTTTCAATCGTAGTTTCAATCTGTGTCTGAATTGGGTCAAGAAATGCCGAATCTGCTATCTCAAACAGCGCATCACTAATATTTGTCCCAATCAATCTATTAAAAAAGACCTCCCCAACCGTAGTTCGTACAAGATTTTGTACAGAACGCTTGATAGCATCCTCATTCTTTAGGGGTAAAATATCGTTTGTAACTGGATGACGTTTGAAAGACAACGATATGTCTTTGAAACCTCTGGATATTTTCTGGAGAGGCACTTTATTACCTAGTTTTTATTGTTTATTTATTGGTCTTTTCCGAAGGATGGTTCGGTGCCGTATTCCCAATCATCATAATCTTCGTCATTACGAATTTGCTCATGAAGAGTTGTTTGCCTTTTCAAGTCATTGATGTGGTCTCCCACAACTTCACGTAGCATCTTCTGGTCTTGGTTGTCCATAGGGATCTACAGGTATACGCGATGTATTTATGAAAAAAGCGCCTGAGGGTTTCTCAGACGCTTGATGACTACTTCTTTTTACGAGTGGAGGATGCTCTCTTTTGTGCTGCAGAACGGTTGTTACCAGTGCTGTAACGCTTGTCCTGCCTGAGACAGGAACCGCCGCCTTTGGTCTTAAATGAACGCCAGGGGGATTTGCTCATTTGCCTTGTCCTCGATACATTTTACGTGCTTTGTTACGGGAGGTTGCAGCATACTTGGTATTCTTGCTACAACCTTGACGGGTGAGTTTGGGTTTGGACTCAATTTTTTTCTTTGAGCCGCTCAATGTTTTTGCCATAATCAGTCCTCTGTGTCATTACCTGCGTATTCTACCACAATTTCGTCGGGATGTGGAGTACCCTCTTGATAATACTGATGGGCAAGGTCATCTACAATATCTTGCATTGTCTCTTCGTCCACCGCATCATGTACTAGTTCTCCAAAGATGAAAATGTTATATTTGTCCATTATAGAAATCTTTCATATATCTTCTTAGAATATGTATACGGACAGAACATTTTCATGAGAGATTTGCGACGTTGATTATCCCAAATCTCTTGTGGTACTTCTTTTCTTTTTAGTTTGACCTTTTCATCACAAAAGATGGTGATCGCATATAGAGGTTCACCACGTTTCAATGAAAAATGATTCTCTCCTGGTTTTAATGCAATGGCACCATTGACTTCACGGTGAATGAAGTTCTTTGGTAACATCCCTTGAATCACATACCAGTTACGATATTCCGTTAGATATTGTTGAGGAACATCATGTAACCAGATTTGTATGTTCTTCTTATGTGCCAAACGAGGTGTCCAGAACATAAACTTTGGTGAATTGATCTGCATTGTGATGACATCAACCTCATCTAAGCGATCAAGGTCATCACAAGTAAACACCCAGTCAAAACCATACTGTCCTAATGTAGGACTATGCATGGTCTTATTTGGTTTGTCAAAATACACGTCACAATCAATTGATGAACGTGCAATAAATGTATGCTGATATGATGCAATAGACGCAGGACATTTCGCAACCCGTTCAGAACGAAATGGAAACTCCTGCGGTTCTAATTCGTAAGACAAATCCCATAGGGGATCTGCCTTACTAGCATAACCAAAATCATAATACAGTTTCTGCATCAGAGGATACGAGTCTTCTCGTGACCAACACGGATAACGGGATCACACCAAATCTCGTAACCTTTCTCTTTGGCATCCAAACAGAACGACACGTCTTCACCACACATGTCCTGAACTTCACCAGAGTCAAACACTTGCATCTTAGGAGCAAACCAGGGATACTCAAGGGATTCAAAAACGCCCTTCTTGATCAGAGTCCAACCAAAACCAGTGTAGTCCACAGTGAAGGGTTTACGACGCTTAGTGATCGTGTCAATGGTTTCATGGTTCATCACACCGCCATTGCTCTTAAAGTCGTCTTCTTCCAACCAATGGGCAACCGAGGTCGTACTCCCGTCCTCAGTAACATACCACCCGCAGGCAATATCCTTATCCATCGAGAGAACCCGCCAGAAGGACTCCGAGTTAAAAACAATATCAGAGTCGATCCAAAGTTGATAATCGTATTCGAGTTTGCCGTCCCAAGGTTTCTGATTGGGTCCACGAAGAACATTAGCACCCAAACACTTACAACGAGCAAAGTTCACCATCGAGGAATAATCCTGAGAAATCTGAATGCTCGCTCCCGCTTGTACCAGATCAAAACAGAGTTGAACGAAGTTCTTTAGAAAAATATAAGAACATCCACGCCCAGGCATACAAAAGACAATACTCTTGCCTTTTACCATCTCTTTCGCTGCTGCAATATCAAACTCTTTTGAATTATCCTTCGGAGGAGTTGTAACAATCCTAAAACCTTTTGCCATGAATTCTATAGAAATGAATGTAGGTATTCAGAGACCGTCGTCTCTCAATCCATCTTACCACTTATATATCACAATGTCAATACGATCCGTCACAATCCTCACAGTCAAGTTGCTCAATTTCATGCGTATCTAGTGAGATTTCGTTGCTTCTTAATTTATTAATAATTTCATCTACAGATTCCATGACTCCTACTACCTTGTCTGCATTTAAAATCGCGCCTTTTTTGTAAATATGAAATCTTTGCTCAACCATCGTTCTCTATCCTAAAATCTTCCTCTGTATATTGCGTATTAATCCCTGCTTGTATCATCTGTTTGATCATTGTAAGATTCTGATTCGCTTGCTCATAACTTAGATCACTCAAAAATACTACCTCAACTCCCTTCCTCTTCTTTCCAATGATAGAATAACTCATACACTTTTAATCCCCCAGCGTTTACGGAACTCATCAAAACCCTCTTCTGGTTTTGTTGGTTTCTTCTTATCCTCTGGTTTCGGTTTCCATTCCCTATAAGGACTACCACCCTCTGAACCTTCCATCTTACATCTCTTGATCTTTAATACCATCGGTCCTTTTTCGGGTTCATCTACACACTTCGCAGGGCGAAGACTTAGATGCCTCTGAATCATACACCGCATCTTATCGCCAAGGTTCATCTCAATCACTACGGCACTCTCATAATCTTCAGCGATTCCTTCCTCTAGTAGGTACTCGACAATCTCTCTCATTTCCCTTATAAGGTGTCCTACAGATATTTAGGCGACCCTGGGCGATTTTTTTGGCCGCGGGGATTTTTTAAAATCAAAGGAATCGAAATCACTCTCTCGTTTTTGGCTCGTTATAGATTAGGGTAGTTAGGGGTTTTTATATACGGGCATCGCTTTACCCACGGCAAAACATATAAAAACCCCCGAAATACTGCTGTCTGGCATACACCTTCGTCAGCAACATTTCAGAGGTTCTTTATACTAACTGTTCACCCCATAAGTGTAGCAGAGGTCCCACAAGTTGCATAGAATTCTATCATCCTATCTGCTTCATCTTTAGTCTCAAAAGATTGGTAACGATACCCTTCTTTATAGGGTGAAGTATAAACAATCCAGAAGAGATTGCCAGTTGTTTGAGGTTCTTGAGTGGAGATTGCCATGGTTTTGAGTGAAGAATACACGAAATGAATGACGACTAATTAACAGTCAAGCGACTGCTAATTTACGCTTAGAGTTATAACCTCCAAAGGCACCTTGTGC